CTCGTAATTATATTATATTATATATTATTATATTATATATAGTAATTTTTTTGGTGGTATTTTTTATATATAGTAAAAAAGTAGTATCTTTTTTTGACTACCTATATAGGAGGGGGGGGGGGTAGTCAAAAAATGATACTATTTTTAATATCACTATTTTTATTATTTATAGAATAATTTATTAAAGTTAAAGTATCATTTAATTACTTTTATTATGATAAAAGTGATACACTTGACTTTTATTACAATTTATAGTATAATAAAAATAGAAGGTGATAATATGAATGAAATTACAGTCACTGATTTACAATTACAAAATAAATTAAATTTTCGCCGCGGCGACTATAATATTTTGGACTGCGGCATTCGCACAGGCAAGACATATTGGGCAGTTAATAATTTAAAGTAGTTTGCACGTGATGAACAGCTTAATCGTATTCTTTTCTTAGTAGATACTAATGCACTTAAAGAGTAGATAATTCAATAGTATGGTGATAAATGTACAGATGTAGATATGTTTTGGGAGAATCCACGTAGCTGGTGTGAGTGCATAAATAAAATTGGTATAATGTGCTATTAGGCATTAGGGATGCGTGCGCTTAAAGAAGACTTGGCTTTCTTAGATAATATAGATGTAATATGCTGGGATGAGTGCGATAGCGTATTTGATTTTGCTACACAAGCATTTGTTCGCGCGCGAAAGACTGATTTTGCGCGAGCAGCTTCTTCAAATATGGAAGTTCTTTCTGTTATACAATCCTTTTCTACTAAAAAGGAATATATGCCTTTAATTATACTAGGCGAGTGGGAAAAACTAATTGAAGAAGGCCGCATTATGTGTATTGGTCTCTCAGCTTCTCCAGAGCGAGCATATGCATATTATAAATCATTAGTAAGCGCCAGCTATCAAGGTAAATTAGAAGTTGGTTATAGAATGGCTAATGACATTTATTTTACTAATGTACTTTAGCATGTAAATGAATTGCGGCCGGAACTTAATAAAGGTTATTGGTGTTTCTCTCCTTTGATTGAACCAAACCAACGATTGGTTGAAGCAGCTAATGCGCGCGGTTTTCACGCAATTGAATTACACTCTCCAAATAATACTGATAAACCAATGACTGCGGAATAGTTGCGTGTGTACAATACTGTTGTTGCAACTGGTATGGTACCATTAGAATATGATTTTGTTATTGTAAATAAAGCGCTGGCCCGCGGAATTACAATAATTGATAAGCGTTTTGACCATATTATAATTGATTCAGTTAATTAGGTAGACCGTATTCAAGCAGCTCGTTAGACATTCTAGTATTAGCGGCATCTAAAAGTTTTTGCTCCACAAATACCAGAAGAATATCTTAATACTTGGATTACAATAGATTAGTGTCGGGATTTAGCAGAGTATATGAGCGTTCCTGAAATGGATAAGAATAATAAAAATAATTCTCGTATAATGACTTGGAATAAGTTAAAAGAATATTTGCCAGCACTTGGATATAATGTAGAAGGAAAAAGACGCCGTATAAATGGTAAATTAATTTAGTGCTATTATATAACTGGGGAATGGCATGATGTAGAAGTTGTAGATAATGATTTTCTGCAGCTTGTAGAAGCATAGCAAAAGAAGCTGGAAGAATAAAATTCTTCCAGCTTTTATTTATGCGCAGTCAAATACTTGACTTCCAGCTTAACTTATGTTAAATATTTATATTTATATTTCCCCTTTTATTATATCATAAATTTCCCAGCTTGTCAAATATTTTTTTGCCCAGCTTACCCAGCTTCTCCCAAATTTGGAAAATTTTTTCAGTTGGCCGGCCGGTTCTTCCAGCTTCCAGCTTCCAGCTTATCCCAGCTGGCCGGCATGTTAATATTATATAATAAAATTTGGAAGAATTGTCAAAATTTGACAAGCCGGCCTGTCAACTCCAAAAGAAGTGACTGGAAAAATTTGGAAATAAATTGTAACAAAATTGTAACAAAAAAGTAAGAAATTTGTAACAATTTCCTACTTGACAATTTGACAAATATATGATAATATGTTAGTGGTGGGAGAGACATAAAATCGGGCCGGCCAGAAATGCCTTACGGCATTTTGGTACAAAGGATAACATTGCTGTAATGAGTTAAGTACGTGATACCGTTCATAGTAAACTGAACGCAATCGGATTCACTAAAATCGCGCCAACTGGAAACGGGTCCTTCAATAAGTTCGCCATTACCTAATTGGAGAATGACCCATTTGAAATTCCATTTAGTATCAAACCCAATTTCACGATTGCAACCGCAGAGACAGATGAAAACCAGAACCAACATAATAATCAATACAATTTTCTTCATTTTTTTCTTCCTTTCTAACTTTACTCACCTGCAATGGTTTCGGTTAAGTCCATCCAATCATGATAGTATCTAAGGATTTTTACTTCATTGGGTTCAAATTCACTACCACAACAACCACAAATAATTCGGAGAGGGATAGTTTTTTCATCAATATGGTCGTCGATAGTTTCTGCAATACCACCAAAGATATTGTCAGAATCATCTACCATAAGATCAGGAGAAATTACCTGAAATTTTACTTGTTGCCACATTCTTCTTCCTCCTCTTCTTCCGCCAGAATAATGGGGTTTCGACGCAGTTCCAACACAAATTTGATGGCTTCCCACCAGGAACATTTGAGGGTTTTACGGGCAATCTTGATTTCTTCGAGCATTCTCATCTCTCCTTTCAACATACTTATTATAACATAAAATTGTTACAAAACAATAACGAAAGTATTACAATTCTGTTACAAATTTGCTGGCCGGCCAGAAGATGTGGTTATTCCACATCTTCCACTTCGTGATAGTTATCGTGGAAAAACATATTTTCCGCTTCATAGACAGCGTCATTAAAATCATCCCAGAAATTGGGTTGTTTTATTGCCCACGCCAATAACGTAGTGAAACTGATAGATGTTTTTAATCCTTCAATTAGATCAATTTGATCCATTTTTTCATAAACATCATCACGCGCTTCTTCTTCGGTTTCAAATTCTTCACCAAAATCATTTTCCCAATGCGTACTCATTATTATTCCTCCTTATTTCACGAAATATCGCTCAATGATAAATTCACCCATATTGGTATAGATGTGAATGCTCTCGGTGTCTTCATAGCGATCTTCTTCAATTTCGCCTTCTTCATAGAAGTTGAGAACGTCATTTAACGCACTTTCACGAGTGTAATATACACCACCAATACCATTGTCACCACAAGTTGACCACCACTGCATTATCCATACGTTCATCATCATCATCTCTCCTTTCGTTTCTTACATTATTATTATAACACAAAAATCTAAAAAGTCAATACTTAAAATGTTACAATTTTATTAATAATTACGGGCCGGCCCGTTAGTTATAACTAACTCGGTAGTAAAAGAAAAGGGGATTACTCCCCTTTCTCTTCCGCTTTCTTGGCGCGCCGAACCTTGTCCGCTTCCGCTTTCTTGGCGCGGGCTTCTGCCTTTTCCTGAGCCTTCGCCTGCTTTTTGGCGTACTCGTCAATTTCTTTCTGCATCAGTTCGCGAGCGGTCATATCTTCGCGCTCTTCCGCGACAATAGCGCCCAAGCGCACATAACGCTCAACGCCATTCTTGTCAATGAGAATAGCGCCCCACTGACGGTCATTAACCTTACGGTATTCAGTGTCATTGTCAGTCGTAAAGGCATCAATAGTTCCCGCTTCGGTCTCAAGCTCGAAAATTTCGGAGAAGATACGGCTACGCAGGTCAGCATCCACAACAGTGCGAGAATACTTAGGCATATGAGTTTCCTTTCTGGTTTGAAGAGTTTCCTTCTCTTTTTTACATATTCATTATACCATAGAATTTGTACTTTGTCAAGCACTTTTTTGAAATTTTTCTTCCAAGGGACTTGCAAGTGAGGTTTGTTTTTCCCTGCTATATGCGTCAACTGTCGGTGAATTTCGCACCCGTTGTTCTATCCTCACATAGCCAGGTGTTCTTTTCCTCTCCCTTGGAACATATATATAATATCATAAATTTTATGAAATGTCAAGTAAATTTTAAAAAAAATAATTATAAACTTTTCTGTATAAATATGCGCGGGCCGGCCCGAAGAAGATTACTCTTCTTCGGTGCTAACAGAGATAAGGAAAGAATTATTACAATGAATAGTGAGCAAAATGTCATCTTCGGAATCACTATAATCACTATGAAAATTGATAGTATATCCATCTGCGATTAGCGCTTTGATGGCATTTTGAAGGTCATGAAGATTCATTAAACGCCGTTGTTCCCGCCGCTGTGTTAAAATCTCCTTGATTTTATTTGTTGCGTCAAAAAGCATTTCATCACTGGCGGAGTTAAGCATTTCATACAGATCTGTGTAAGTCATTGTGATCTCTCCTTTCTTTTTACATTATAATTATATCATAGATTTGGGAAAAGTCAATACTTAAATTATTACAATTTTATGAACAAATTACGGGCCGGCCCGCTTCATCGCATTAAAGCATTAAAGTAAGCGGATAAAAGAAAAGAGGGCTTGCGCCCTCTTCCCCTTACCGCAGGGAGTAGGAATTGACCTTCCCTTCGGTCTTGACGACCTCGTTAGCCCACTGGTGGGTCAAACCGTACTGCACCCGAGCCTTGGTAAAACCTTCGGGCAAATTGCTCTCGCAATCCTCGAAGATTTCCGCTACGGTCACAGGCTTGCCCGCGACACGAAGGGTTTCAAACACGATAGCCTTGGCTTCATCGTACTCGGCGTTCTTCTGCGCCTTGGCTTCCGCACCACGGTTGATTTCCTTGCGGAGTTCGTCAAGGATGGTTTCATCGGAGAAGTTAGCGGACACAAGGGCGTTCAGGATGACTTCGTAAGAGGTTTTCTTCATAGTGGTAATTCCTTTCTGGTTTTTAAGAGTTTTCCTTCTCTTGATTACGTATTTATTGTACCACAGATTTGGGAGTTTGTCAAGTAGTTTTTTGAAAATTTTTTTGTTCCGTGCACAAGTTGTCATCTTGCGCGAAGCTCACACGCCAACCGCATTGACGAATTGCTGGTCTGTGCATCCCTTGCCTCTTGGAACATTTTTATTATACCATAGATTTGGGAGTTTGTCAAGAGGTTTTTTTAAGAAATTTTTTTTAGATGAGAGAATTGCGGTCTTGTATATGTGTCCTCTCTGCTACTCACATACCACGCTTAACTAATAGGGTGGAATCCTCTCCTTTCCTTCATTTCCCTTGGAACAATTATATAATATCATAAATTTCACTATTTGTCTATTGGTAAATTGCACAAACTTTATTTAACTTTTTTGTGCAATTTGCGGGCCGGCCCGAAGTTAGTTATATCTAACTAATAATAAAAAAAGGCCCTCCCATTTGGGAGGGTAGAAAGGAAGGAGGAAGTGGTCACGAAGGGAGGACTTGAACCTACCAACCGTTTGAGTAGTGTCAAACCATCTACCGTTGATTGTACTTCGTGATGAAGGGGGGGCTTACGCCCTCACCTTGTAGGTGTTGACCTTGCCCTCGGTCTTTTCGACCTCGGCAGTCCAATAGTGGGTCAGACCATACTGCACCTGGGCCTTTGTGAAGCCACGGGGCAGTTCGTCCTTGCACTCTTCGTAGAGTTCAGCCACGGTCACGGGAGTGTTGGCAATAGCCAGAGCGTTCAGCACCGCGGTTTTAGCGGCGTCATACATGGCAACCTTCGCGGCCTTTTCGGCTTCACCGCGATGGATTTCCTTTTCCAGTTCAGCCATAGCGGTTTCGTCAGAGAAGTTAGCGGCGATCAGAGCGTTGTAGATAGCGGTCAGAGAAGCCTTCGTCATAGTAGTACCCTTTCTGGTTTTTTGGACTGTCCTTGTCCTTTTCGTGTATTCATTATAGCACATTGTGCTTATAATGTCAAGTGGTTTTTCAATCTTTTTTTCGTAGCAGGAGAAAGATTGAAAGAAAACCTGTCCAGTTCCTGCCTTGGAATAACGGGCATTTCCTGGCAACCTTCTACATCTCACCTCCAAGGGTTCATTCCTGTTTCCTTGGTACATCCTTATTATAGCACAGGATTTGCTTTTTGTCAAGGGGTTTTTCAAAAGTTTTTGAAAAAATTTTGTGTCCTCTCCTTATAAGCCAACCCTCTGGGGTGCTTATCCGCGTGCGTTTCTTTACCGCCCTGCCGAAGATTTCTTCGGGATGGTCGTCACTTCCCCTTGGAACAATATTATAATACCATAGATTTGGGAAAATGTCAAGCACTTTTTGAAAAAAATAATTATTCTTTTTTCTGAATTAAAATTCGCGGGCCGGCCGAGAGTTAGATTACTCTAACTCTTTTACTTCTTCCAAATTATCACAGTATGCGAAATTATATACTTCATCCCAGTAAAAATTTCTTTGACATTTGGGACAATACCCTTCCCAAGTTTCATAATAATAATCACCTTCATTTTGAGAACGGCGAAGTTCAGTATATTCTAATTCTTTATTACAATAAGGGCATTTAGGCGACATTTTATTTCACTCCTTTTAGAAAGTATGGTTTGATAAAAAACCAATTAGAACATTCAGGGCATTCGATCCATGGCAGTATCTTGTCATTTTGAATTGCGGGGTCATTTTCATCAAACTCAAAAACACATCCACAGGCACACTGAATTTTATACATATAAATGGGATTTTTAATTCTATGTTTTAAGATTTTCATTCTTCATCTCATCCTTTCAATTTTTATTACATGTTCTTTATATTGTACTTGTCTAAATAATTTAGCCAATAAAAATAAACAATAATCTTTAATAGTTGAATAAAAAGTTTGTACGGTATTATCGTCAAATAAAACTCGCATTTTTATTTTCATTCTTCATCCCATCCTTTCTTATACTTCGGTTTCTTGTTGCGCTTGTCTGGAATTACTTTGGTTACGGGATTGAGAACACCCCAATCTTTTCGGATTGTGCGATATACTTCGTAATTGGTACGTGCTTTCAGTGCTTTCTTCTTGCTCATTTCTTCTTCCCTTCCTTTCTACATATAGAGTATAACATACTTTGAGTAGAAAGTCAATAGTTTTAATTGTTAAAATTTTATTACAAATATTACGGGCCGGCCCGAAGTTAGCCTTGGCTAACTTCTTCTTCGGTCGGGAGGGGGTAGCCCCTCCGCAAGCACTCCATGAAGATTTTGGCTTCGATTTCTACATCCTCCAAACCCGTATGTGATTCCTGGAAATTATTGTCACCAGTGAGAAAACGCCACAAGATTTCTGCGGTCAGACGCGGGCGAGGAATGGCGTGATTAGTCATGTAATTATTGGTAACACAAAAGTCAATGTATTCTTTGGTATTACCAATGACCGTTCTTGCCATCTTCATTGTATCCATAATGGGGATGCCAAAAGGGAGGAAATAGCGCAACCGCGATTTGAGTTGATAGCGAAGTGTTGCATTTAATACTTTTACATCAAACCAAATATTATGCCCTGCAATCACTTCAATTTTATAATCCTTGATAATTTGGCGAATAATCAACCACATTTTCAATGTATCTACAATTCGCCGTTGTCCCATCCGCATTTCGGTCAGGTATTGGGGTATTTTTTCCGCGAAATAGGCTTGCTCCATCGTCAAAGGCATACCAAAAAATACATCCTCATTTACAAGGCTAATTTTGGTAAGCAATTCGCCCGTGTCTGTTTCCAGTACACTACCACCAAGGTCATAGACCTGTCCGTTTTCGGTTTCAAGCTGTCCCTTTTCGTTGCAGTAAGTTTCACCAGTTTCGCCATCCAAAATCAGTATACGCAAGAGAGTTCCCTTTCTGGTTTGTGTTGTTTTCCTTCAACTTTCTTTTACATTATAGCATACAAAAAGCGAATTGTCAAGCCTGAATTATTACAATTTTATTACATTTTCGCGGGCCGGCCCGATTATTGTAATCGGGCATCAAGCGGGACTTTTTCAATATCATATTCACACTCATATAACCCATATTTATTACCGCAAGTGGTGGTAATGCAGATAGCGCATCTTCTTCATACGTTCGTTGAATTAAACCATCTTCCAAATCATCTTCATCAAACATTTCTAATAGATAGTTATACAGTGCTTCAATGGCTTTTTCCTTAGTAGAATACCAACCTTCAATTCCTTCCACACGTTCTTCATCGACAAGAATTGTTTCAGTAATAATCCAAATTTCCATATTAGTTCCTTTCTGGTTTTTAAGAGTTTCCCTCTCTTTTACATATATATAATATCATAAAAAATCAGAATGTCAATAGGTTTTTGAAAAAATTTACGGGCCGGCCCGCGTATAATTATACAAAAAGAAGCGGATTACTCCGCTCCTTTTACCATGTTCTGAAAGCCTTTTTCATTCAGGTCTTTCACAACCTGCTTGGCTTCCTGCTTGCGCTTCTTCGCGGCGATAGCATCAGCTTTCTTCTGTTCTGCCTTTGCTTTCTTCGCCCGCTTTTCTGCGAGGTCTTCCTGATAGGCTTCTGCCGCGGCGTACCCATCATAAGGGATGTAACCACCATCACCATCACGCTCACCGCGAGGAATGGACACCTTCACCACGGGGAATTTTTCATTCCCTTCCTTGTCACACAAGGGCAAAGTGATTTCGTTAGCACTCACGAAAGGAACTTGGGTTTTGGGGTCAAGGTCAAAGTGTTCTGCGAGAGCCTTGCAAATGACTTCGAGAATTTCGGTGCGCATTGCGGTTTCCAATTCGGCTTTAGTCATAATTTCCACTTCCTTTCTTTTTACATATAGATTATATCATAAAATTTGAAATTTGTCAATAGTTTTTTGAAAAAAATTTTTATACAAAATTTTGTATAAATATGTGCGGGCCGGTCAAGTAAGTTAGCTTGCGCTAACTTACTCCACAATAGATACTTTCCACGGAGGGACAAAGAAAATTTTTATTTCTTCATTAAAAATACCAAGGTACTTTTTGAAAAGGTATTCAAAGTATACTTTCCAAGGAATTGCCGCGAGGTAAATTTCATTACCATCATGTACTTCAACCATTGCATTTTTGTAAAGAATCAGTTTTTTCATTTTCAATTCCTTTCTGGTTTAGGGAGTTTTCCTTCTCCTTTTCATTTACAAATAGATTATAACATATGAAAATGAAATTGTCAATATAAAAATTATTACAAAATTATTAAATTAACGGGCCGGCCGAAAACCCATCGGGGTGATGGGTTAGTGGAGAAGGTTTTTCAAAATTTCGATGATTTTATCGGGGGAATATGCTTCATCCTGCCACGCTTCACGGTTGCCTTCTTCATCATCAAATAAGATACCACCACCACACGCTTCATATTTATTCGTGCCGTAGTCAACAATCTTGATTTCATCCCACCGAACGCTTTTCAAATGTTCGTGAAGCCAAACCAACTTTGCAAGAGCAATTTCACCGCAATACAGCTCACTTCCGCTTTTGCTCGTCCAACTAATTACGCCAAGCATCCAGCCTTGGGCTTGCAAACGGTTCAACAAACGAGCAAGCAGGGATAGATTTAGGAGAGGTTCAGCTTCTTCATAGGGGAAAACATCTTCATTCACCAGAAAATCAAGCCAACCTTCAACACCGTACAAATCCGCAATCGTGCCATCCATGTCAAACCAAATCATTTTCTTCATCTTCATTACCTCCCTTTCACACTCATATTATAACGTATTTACCTCCATTTGTCAACCCTTTTTGAAAAAAATTTTTCAGTTAGAGGTATCTAACGGGCCGGCCAGATTTTAACTGTCCATTGTAATGGATTCCATACGCCATATACCTTTGTCTGTGGTAAAAGTGATAAGAGTTGGACAATGTGTTGTATAATTTAATTGAGTTTCATTACAAATGGTTCGATATTGATGATATGCTTCCATTGCTTTATATAAAGAAGAATATACGCCCCATACGCCAGTAATAAGATTGCCGAATTCATTATTCTTTTCGAGTGACAAAACCCAAACTTTCATTTTTATTTCTCCTTTACATCTCAAAGTAGTCTTTAATTTTTTCACCGATTGTCTTTCCCGTACTTACGGAAATAATAATCCATACTGCTATGATTGCTACAATTGCTACCATTGTCCTCTCTCCTTTCAATAGTAGTATAACACAGTATATATTATTTGTCAAGGGGTTTTTAAAAATTTTTTACGGGCCGGCCCGAGTTAGTGATGTCTAACTCATAGGGCAAAGAAAAGCCCACCTTTGCGGTGGGCAATTCCTTACGCTTTACGGTACTGGTTGGGCTGACCTTCAACCTTGACCACTTCATCCTTCCAGTAGTTCAGCAGACCATACTGAATCTTGGACTTAGAGAAGCCATCGGGCAGAGTATCAGCGCAGGCATCGTAGATTTCCTGCACAGTCATCAGACACGAGGTCATCACAGCCATAACGGCATCGTGGGCTTCGGCGTAAGCATCGCGGTTAGCCTGCGCTTTGGCTTCACCCTTGGACAGTTCATTTTCCAGCTCCGCTTTCAGTTCGGACAGGTTGGCAACAGTTTCACCGTTCAGGTAGGCAATCAGGGACTTCATGGTGGCTTTCTTCATAGTGGTATCCTTTCTGGTTTTTAGGACTTTTCCTTGTCCTTTGTGTATTCATTATAGCACAATTTGTGCTTAATGTCAAGAGATAATTTTGTTAAGTTTTTGTTACAAGGGAGAGGATTGCGGTCTGTATAGGTTAAGATTGAATCTTCCCGCAGAGTTTTTCCGACTTACCTCCTTATGCCGTGTCACACGGCGTCCTCTCCCTTGGAACAATTATATAATACCATAAATTTTATAGTTTGTCAACTACTTTTTGAAAAAAATAATTATAAATTTTTTTTGCATAAATTTGCGGGCCGGCCAGAAAAAAGCCTTGAGGGACGCTTTCTTCAGAAGTGCGTTTCAGAGGGCTTTTATTGGGAGAGGTCTTCACGAGATGAATCCCTGCCTATTTCAGTCTCCCGCAGGTGCTGCCTTGACATTTGAGCTTTCGCCCCAGCGCTCGCCACACTGTATACCGCACCATCTCGCTCTTTCGGCGTGCGGTAGGTTTCATTGGGATGGGTCTTACAGACTCGCGTGGGTCACACCGTTTCTTGGCTTTGCCCTCCCTCGACCGTGATATAAGTATATCACAAGACAAGTAAAAAGTCAATACATTTTTTTTGATTTAATAATTTTGTAACAATTTCGGCGGGCCGGCCCGAAATGGTCACCGCAAGATGACCATTTTGACGATCCAGTGATATCGAGAGAGATTAGTACGCAGTTCCGCGGCTTCCGCGGCTTCTTCGTAAGTATTATAATATTTCATGCCTTCCATGCCCGTTTCTTTACATACGATTTTGTACATAGTCATTTTTCTCCCTCCTTTTACATTCTTATTATATCTTAATTTTCATTTTTTGTCAAGTCTTTTTGAATGGCACGATTAAAAATTTTTCTTTCTTGTCTATGCAAGATTTTTTTAAGTCTACGCCGCGCGGGTGTGGATTGATCCACAATACCACGGTAGCCCTTGTCCATATCCCATGCAGCCATATTAGAATATTTTTTGTAGCTTGCTCGTGTCATTGTTAACCCTCCTTACATTCTTATTATATCATAGTTGGCGTAGCTTGTCAAGCTACTGCCAACATTTTCCGCAGGATTTTTTCGTTGGTCAGTTCGGCATTGTCGAGCTTCACCTGCACCTGTTCACCGTTCAGCTCTACATCGCCCGCCACGTTGAAGGGCACGCTGTCTTTTGTCCAGGTCATACCAGCCACCCGTTCAGTGATGACTTTCTCAAAGTTTTCGCCCTTGTTGTATTTGGTGTCAGCTTCCAGCAGGTCAGCAGAGCCAAGCAGGGTAGCCACGGCGGTCAGCTCGCGCCGTTCGTCAGCGGTCAGGCGGATACGGATTTTAGCAAAACCGCCACGCTTGGAGCTCGCACGGTCAAGCTTGAAGTACACAGCCAACTGGGCGAAAGTCAGCTTGACAAAGTACAGCTTGCCATCACACACAAAACCCAAAATATAGGTATGGGCCGCGCTCCAACGCTCGTACATGGTCATCATTTCCTGCTTGCTCATCCGGGACACCTTCCTTTCCTTTCCCTTTGGGACACCTCTATTATACCACATCCGGCGCGAAAGTCAAGCTTTTTTTGTTACAATTCTGTTACAATTTTATTAACAAATTATGAACTATTCCAGCCCAGCCGTAACACTTTTGTAATATTTTTGTAATAATTTGTAACATTTTTATAATACTTTTGTAACAAATTCGTAACATTTTTGTAATAAATTCGTAACAAAAAGTTCATAAAAATGTAATAAATTTGTAACACTTTTGTAACATTTACCCCTTGACAAGTTGCCTTCGGTGTGGTAAAATGTTAGTGGTGGAAGAGGGCCACGCTATACTGGCCGGCCAGTATATTTGATTAAAGGTATTTTCACACTTTAATGCGTTAAAGTGCTCAGGCCGGTCCTTTTATATTGGATCAAAGTTAGTTATAACTAACTAGACTGGCCGATATATTTGATCAAAGGTATATTTGCGTACTTTAATACTTTAATACGTTAAAGTATTCGCCCGGCCCGCCTGGAGGATGTATATTCTGGTACCATTTTCTTGACTTTTCGACTCTAAGCGATTTTCTCGCAATCCATCAACCGGCCGGTTAATAGTTATAACAAAAATGGCTTAGAATTGAAAAGTCAAAGAAAGTCAAACTCCGGCCGGCCAGAAAATAGTTAGATATATCTAACTAGTGTCTAGTCTCCTCCTGATCCTACCCAACCTCTCTCCGGTCTCCCCGGTGTCCTCGACTGTGATTATATTATAGCATGGCCGGCCGGATTTGTCAAGGGGTTTTTGAAATTTTTTTTAAAAAAAATAAGGATCGCGGTCTTACCTGTCCGATCCTTCTGCCTAAGAGGAACCCTGATCTCACCGACTCTGGCAGGGCTGCTTCTTGTTTTTCTTCGGCCTCTTAGTGGTCTACTTGGTTTCCCTTTCGACATTATTATTCTATCATAGTATAGGGTAAAAGTCAAGGGTTTTTTGAAAATTTTTTTGAAAAAGTTTTTTTCAAAAAAGTGTTGACAAGTGTGCCGGTGTATGGTATACTATAACCGTAAAAGGGAAAGGAAAATCCCAAACACCAGAAAGGGAACACCATGGAGATCAAGAAGCTGTATGTCGTCATTCTGAACAACGGCGAAAAGCACTATTTTGCTACTGAATGCGATCGTAACTATTATCTCAACCGCCTTCCTGATTATCTTCATATCACCGCAAAAACTTCTGAAATTGTTCTTGATGCTTGAAAAAGCATCAAGAGCAACCAAAAAATTTTTGAAAAATCTATTGACAAGCAAATTCGGCTATGATATAATAAGACTATCGAAGGGAAGGAAAACCCCACAAACCAGAAAGGATAAAACGATGAAAGAATATTTATTTGCTATTATTATTTTGTGCTGGCTATTTTGTGGTTTTATGGGAATTATGTATTGTAAAGATGACAAAACTAACTGGTGGATGATTGTTTTTTCTGGTATGGTCGTGCCTATTGCTTTTATTGCTGAATTTTGTGGGTTGTTATAAAAATCAAAAAAGTGTTGACAAATGTTTTCCGATGTGTTATAATATGGCTGTAAAAAGGAAAGGGGATCACAGTGATGATTAACACGCGGACGATTAAAAATCTCAAAAATAACGATGGATTGACTTTGAAGAATGGTCGGAAAATCACTTACAAAAGTGGCTGGCAAGTTGCTACGGAAGGCGTAGAATGCCATACAGTTGAAGAGACTATGCGCGCGATTAAAGCGTATAATGGAAATTGTGGCATCTGGTTTTCTGATGGCGTGTATTATGTAGATAAGTCGCACCGCGTCAATACTAAACGCGACGCCTTGCGGATTGGCAAAGAGTGCAACCAAATTTCCGTTTTACGGTGGCGTGATCTGGGTTTAGTATATTGCTAAAATTTTCAAAAAGTATTGAAGGCTGGCGCTCTCCGCGTGAGAGTGTCTTTTTTCTGGCCGGCCAGAAATTGATTGAAAATAACTACTGGCCGGCCCGCTGCTTTAGTACACTAAAGTAATAAAGTAAAAAATTTTTTTAAAAAAGAGGTTGACAACCGGCGCGATGTATGTTATAATAAGACTGTAAGAAAGAAAGGGAGGGAAAACAATGTTTGAGATTTATGACATCAATTCCGGTCTGGTGCTCCTCGGTGGTTTCACCACTACCGCTGCGGCGCGGAAAGCCGCGTTCCTGATCTTCCCTGACCGCATGTGGTCGGTGCGGATCACCAAGGCGTAAAGCCTTGAAAAAAATTTTTAAAAAGTGTTGACAACCGGACAAACTTATGCTATAATAAGACCATAAAGAAGAAAGGAAGGGCAAGACAATGGAAAAATGGATCGTAGTAGAGTTTAATGACATGGGTGACGCGCGTGTAGTTAGTGCAAGATATGACACTTGGGAAGACGCCTGTAAAGTACAGAATGCGATGGAAATGCTTCATTGTGAAAATGCTTATATGATTTATACCGAAGACGAGTGGCAGTGGAATAAGCAGATGGGGTGGTATTAATACCACCCTATTTTTTTAAAAAAATTTTTTCAAAAAGTGTTGACATTTATGCCGGCATATGCTATAATAAGACCGTGAAAAGGGAAAGGAAAGGGAGGAAGAAAGATGACTACTTGGTACGATTATGCGGAAAGCTTCGCTGATGACTATGAGGAAATGATCGCTTTGGAAAAGGTGCTGGCGGAGGAAGAAGGGAAATGATCCCTTCTTTTTTTTTATGTACTACTTTAGTGCTTTAGTGTACTAAAGTATTTGCCCGGCCGGCCCGTTTATGATAGATCCGGCCCGCTATATGCCATTCTAAGCCATTTTTATTTTATCCATCAACTGGCCGGTTGATGGGACTAGATAAAATCGGCCACAATTAAAAAGTCAAAGAAAGTCAAACTGGCCGGCCGGCGCTTTCGTGCGTTAAAGTGTTAAAGAAAAATTTTTTTTGAAAAAATTTTCAAAAAGTGTTGACAAGTTTGCGGGGGTGTGGTATACTTATATCGTCAAGAGGGGGAAGGAAAACCCCAAATCAAACCAGAAAGGGTAAAGAAATGAAGTATTGGATGAATGAGAAAACTCAAAGAATCGCTATTCTGTCTCATAAGCCCACTGATGAACCCTGGGCGCGTGTGAGTGGTGAATGGGTAGAAATTACTAAGGACGAATATGATACCATGCTTGTTTATCAGCAGTGCCTTGTAAGTCTTGCTTAAGAATTAAAGGGCTGACAAGTTAAAAAGTCCATGATATAACAAGAATACAAGAAAGGAAAAAGAAGATCATGAAGACTGTGGAATTGATTAAGTGCGGCAAAGGTTACTATGTAAACGTTCGCTATAATGGTCGTACAGTAATGAATGAGTACTATAAGACTAATAAAGCGGCAAATGAGCGGATCAAAGTGTTGAAGGGAGAAGGCTATCAGATCAATAAGTAAGGGCAAAAGTCCCTTATTTTTTATCTATACTTTAATACTTTAATGTATTAAAGTGTTGCCTGGCCGGCCAGAGCGAAATGTTAAAAATGGTAGAATATTTACCGAATTCGCGATTGTGTTTTGCCGGTATTTGATATATAATATAAGTGAAGAAAGGGAAGGGAGAAAAAACAATGACGAAGAAAATTAACACAAAAGAAGAATACCAGAAAGCTATGGAAGAATTGGAAGTGCGTGAATTTTACGCCAATATGTGCGACGACTACACAGTTACTTGCCGCGAGATGGAGAAGATCAGAATTGATCGTCACGAGATCACCACGCAAGCGAAAGAAAAAAACTTGCTGTAAAATATTGACAAAGCCGGTCAAGTGTGCTATACCGTATATAAAAAGAAGAAAAGAGTCTAATATTTTAGTGCTTTACTGCACTAAAGTATTAATCAGGCCGGTCCGAAGAGAATATGACTGGCCGGCCCGTGAGTTAGTTATGACTAACTGTCGTAAAAAATTTTTTTTGAAAAATAAAAAAAAGGTGTTGACAAATGCTCCGGCATGTACTATAATAAGCATGTAAGAAAGGGAAGGGAAACCCACCAAACCAGAAAGGGCGCCAACAATGAAGAATTACACCACCATCAAGCTCACCGAAACTTGTGCCAATTTTATGGAAGGCCTGACCGAGACCACCCGCACCATTGTCACCACCGACCGCGATGGATGGCCTACCACCAAGACCGAACGGGTTTACAAGGACGCGGATGGCAAGATCTGGATTGTGCGGACAGATCGGGATGGCTGGCTTTACAAGTACGAAGCCTAAAATCAAAAACAGGGCGGGAGAAATCCCGCCCTAAAATTTTTTCTAAAAAGTATTGACAGATACGTGCTGATCTGGTATAATAAAGATGCTCCGAGAGGCTGGCAGGACAGGGGGAAGTGCGCCCTTATACTTTAATGCATTAAAGTATGAAAGTGCTAAAAATTTTTTTCACTTTTTCAAAAAAAGAGGTTGACAAATTGCCCGGCATCGTTTATAATAAATAATGTCAGGAGGGCAAAGAAAGCCACCGGCAGAAAGAAGGAGGAAGAAAAAAAATGACTATCCGCGAATATTGGGCCGCCATGGAAGCCGCCGCCACTATCGACGAAGTGGATGCAATCATGGAACACGAAACTAAAATCTATGGGTTGTCTCAGATTGATTTCGACGCGTTCTGTGAATGGGCTGACTGTAATGGTATTGACTTAACTGCCTGTGATCCTGATTCTGATATTTCTGTTCTGATTCTGTGGTCTTGGGACATGTGCGGCGAATAATCACCACACAAAAAAATTTGAAAAAAATCAAAAAAAGGTATTGACAAGCACGCCGGTAAGGTGTATAATAAAGTCACAAAGAACGAAGGAGGCCACCACCATGACGCTGTTCGACCTGATTACCGCTTACGCCGCCTGCACCGCCGCCCATACTTACATCCTCGGTTTCATCTTCGGCGGCAACCTCTACCGCGTGACCCTGACTTTCGCGGAATTGACCGCCTACGTTCGGCAGGGTCGGACGTCCTCCAAGAAGGGTGCTGTCCTCCAAGCGCGCATCCGCGTAAACAGCAAGCAAGCCGCCGAACTGGTGGAAAGCGGAAAAGCCCTTTTGATGGGAACCGCCGAAATGCTGGAAGATGACAAGCACAACAGGGGCGAAATCTTCGAGAAGATTATCACTGAAACCCTGACCGGGAAAACTTGGAAGAAGGACAGCACCCCGTTTTGGAAAGCTGGTGATATCGAACTCAACGGCGAACAAATCCAAATCAAACTAAGCGAAGCAGAACTCACAAATGAGAAAGCAATCACCGCCGCCCTCGCCGCGGCGTGATTCTTTTTTTATCCCATTATATTTGATCAAAGGTAATTTTTGCCCAACGTCGGCCTGATGCTTTAACACTTTAGTGTGCTAAAGTGGTTGCTACTGTTATATCCCGCGGTATCAAACAAAGGGCCACCGTCAAGATTTTAATACTTTAATGTGTTAAAGTGGGCGGTATTTGAAATAAGGGCACCAGGCCGAAAAAAAACACTTCTCATCGTTGGGGCGCTTGATTTTTTGAAATAGATACACCCCCCACTTCAACGCTTTAGTGTGCTAAAGTCCAGGCTCCCAGCAGGTCCCAGCATTTTTGACTACCCCGGGGGTATGATGTAGGATTTGGCCAGGTTATTACCATATATGACATGGGCGCTCCCCAATTCCCACCGACCCAAAATTTTTCAAAAATAATAAAAAACCGAAAAAATTCCCTATTCTAATACTTGACAAATAGAAGCCTTATGTGTTATAATAAAATCAGAAGGTCGGAGGTGACCGCATTGAAAAAGAAATACTCATTAGACTATGAAATTGAACGCGATATTGACCGCGTTCAAGCAATCAAAGATATACTTGATCAACTTGAAACTGACCCATCTCCGCTTGAATTAGAGTAGATGGGTTCTTATATTTTATATGGAAAAGACGAAAATGGTTTAAATTCGGTATAGCGTGGCGAAACAACAGATGGTAATAAGAGATATGGTAGCTATAAAAAAATGGACGACAAATTACTTTCGTTGGATGAAATGTTAGAAAATCCAATGGCAGATTAGCAATCTTTAAAACCAACCTCATAGCGCAGCGCCTATACTAAAAAGAAACCAGTAATTGCGCGCCCAAAATATGACAAAAAAACTGGCGAAATGATTGACCCAGGCGACAGCGACATTCCCGGCATGACCGAGCTATGGGAACGTATTGATCATTTAGAGCATATTGTAGCAATAAACGAAGGAAAAATTTCACCCGATGAAAATACAACTCTTCTAAAAGATAGTTATCGTTTATATCAATTAAAACATATGTTAATAGATGTGCGCCGTCATCAATATTATCTTAAAGATTCTTACAAACCTACTTTACATTTCCAAGCAGTAGATCATCCTAAGGCCGCCTTCTATGATTGGACATGCGATTCCTTCTATTGGATTTCGCGCGAAGAATGGTAGTGCCGCATTAATAATACGCTCTTATCTTCCATATCAAAAAATATTGAAGATTATGAAGTGCGCGAGGACGGTATGGTAAAATGGATAGTAAGGCGCCATACCTTTAACTGGGAAGACCCGCTTCATGTTCGCGCCCTTATAAATAATTATGATTTATTATATGATTAGTTTAAAGAAAAATTAGATACCTACGGTCGCACCCTAATATTTGATTTCGATCGCTATCGCGCGATGGCAAACTTTACTGAATTGCGCGATTACATATTAAATTAGAAACTAGCGCGCGTTCAATATGCCGACATCATTAAAAATTTATAGATTAAATATGGCATTAAATATAATGAAAATCACTTATGTACTATTCTTTCGCGCGAGATACCCGAAAAAATTGCATAGGCCGCGCAAAAATATCATCTTCTATTAGATACACCAGAAGAAAATAAAAAATTATGTAAAAGTTGCGGCCGCATGCTTCCAATCCATGAACTATTTTTTGTACATAATAGAAATCGCAAAGATGGTTTCTCTGGCACCTGTAAAGAATGTGAGAAAAGAAAGAGAATAGAAAAAGGAGGTTAGGGCTTAAATGATAGAAGAACAAAAGAAGCGCAAATGCATTAAATGTTAGTAGGAACGTCCAATCTCATTTTTCGCGCGCACACCTAGTAAATTTTTCCCTGGCCGCAGCCTAATATGTACGCCATGCCTTGAGAAAATGGTGCCGCAAGATAATTTGGGTGAAGTAGATAGACTTTGCCGCTACCTTGATGTACCATTTGACCTAAATAAATGGACGCAACTTTATAAAGTGCATGGGGAGCATACTTTAACAGCCTATTTTAATATGCTTCTGGACGACCACTACGAAGCTCTTCAATGGAGCGATGAAAACGAAAGATGGCGAATAGCTAGAAATGAAGGCACCATTGATGAAGAAATAAAAGAATTAAATGATGCAAAACTTAAGAGGTTAAAAAAAGAGTGGTCGCCTACTTACGACAAAGATGAACTATTATTCCTTGAAGATTTTTATAATAGTATCGTCGCATCATAGAACGTTTCTACTCCAATTCTTCAGCACTACGCGCGCGACCTCTGCGAAATTGAATTACGTATTAAGAAGGGGTTGCGTAACGGGGTGGATATAAAAAAAGATATGGACGCCCGCGACAATATTATAAAGATAGCCAAATTTGAGGCTTCTAATGCAAAATCCGCGGCGGACTTTGAGTCTGTTGGTGAACTTATGGTTTATTATGGTAAAAAAGGATGGCATCCAAAATGGCACATAGAACCTTCCGATTCTATTGATTTCTTAATGCAAAATATTCAAAATTACTTAAAGCGTTTAGTGCAAAATGAAGGCAACTTTGCTGAATAGGTTGAAAACGCGCGTGAACGCTATAATATGACCGAGCGCCTTGAAGAAATTGAAAATGAAGCAGTTGAATTTGACGAAACTGCAAACATTGAATATGAAGGTGAGGACGAATTTACTGGCGATTTAGGAAGTGATGACGATGGAGAATGAACTTGCCTATCGTGATAATATTCCTATTGAAAAAGGTGTTGTCCTAACAAAACAATTTTTAGATGATAATAGAGAATTATTTACTACTTATTTAAATCATTGGATATTATACCCTGATTTATTTTTAGATGCAATTCAAGACTCTGAAGATGCGAAAAATTTTCATTTATTCCCTTTTTAGCGTATCGCACTTCGCGCTAGTATGCGCTATCGTCAGCATTTCTGGACGGCAACGCGTGCAACGTCTAAATCATTTACTGCCTATCTCAGCGCGGTTTTGCGTGCGACCTTACTCCCACGCTCTGTCATAATGATTGCATCAGAAGTAAAAGGTACAGTTATTAAAATTGCGGAAGCAAAGTTTGAAGAAATTTTTAGGCACTGGCCGCTTTTACGTAATGAATTAAAAACCCGAGTAGACGATGGTAAAACTGGTATAAAGTCTAGTAGCAACTACTACGAATTATATTTTAAGAATGGTAGCCAAATTACTGTTGTATCAAAAGACACTTCTCGCGGCTTACGCTCTACCGCGGCTATCCTTGAAGAAGCTGCGCTAATTGAAGAAGTACCATATAATGAAGTTCTACTTCCTCAAATGAACATTAAGCGTCGTGAAGTAGATGGTACCATAAATCCAGAAGAGCCATCAGCCGCCCAAAACTTTATTACTACCGCGGCAGAAAAAACAGTCTTTATGTATAGTAAAGTTATTGAAATTGCAATCAATGCTGTTTTGCGGCCGAAAGAATACTTCTGCTGGGGTCTTTCTTATGAAGTGCCATTACATTATGGTCTTTTAGATAAAGCTACAATGTTAGATTAGCGTTATTCTTCTACTATGAGTGAAGAAGCATTTGCTCGTGAAAATTTATCTATCTGGACAGGTAATAATAAAGATGCATGGCTCAATAGTAAAAGATTATCAAAAAAACGTACACTTTTAAAATGTGAGCGTAAAGCACAATAGAATCCTGCTAATCCTAAGACATTTTATTTGATAGGAGTTGATGTAGCCAGATATTCTGCTAATACGGCGGTGATGGTTATAAAAGTTCTTCCAGGAGTAAATGGATTTAGAAAAAATGTAGTTTATACGGAAGTTATTCATGGAGCAAATTATATTTCTCAATAGGCACCGCGGCTGAAAAAACTAATTTAGTTATATGAGCCACGCGAAATTGTTATTGATGGTAATGGTCCAGGTATTGGTTTACTTGACGCGATGGTACTACCATCCTATAATGATATAACGGGTGAACAATTTCCCGCTTATTATACCTTTAATAATGAACATCATTTACCTGTTGAAATGAAGGATGAAAAGCCAGAACCACGCCCTGAACTAAATGCAATTATTTATGATATAAAGGCTGGTTCTTCTAATGACGATATTATCCATTCTAACTTTTTCTCTCAAATAAATAACGGTTCAGTACATTTTCTAGCTCACGAACGCATTGTAAAAGATAAGTTAGTGCTTACTAAAAAAGGTAAGAAAATGGATTTATTTAGTCGTCGTGAATTTTTATTACCTTATGAAATGACTTCACGTCTTATGGATGAACTTAATAATTTACGCTTAAAGCCGACTGGTATACAAAATTAGTTTAAGGTAGAACGTATTTCAACCTCTATTGAAAAAGACCGTTTTTCAGCGTTAGAGTATGCTTTATATCGCGTGAAATATTATGAAGATAAAGCAAATAAGAAAAGTAAAAAACGCGATTTTAGTACTAGTATTCACTTTACTCCAAGGAAAAGGGGGTGATATAATTGGAACAAAAAAAGAAATACAACTTTGAAGTATTTAAAAAACGGATGAAATCTATCGCGCGAGCCCCTATATCTACAAGAACCTATAATAGTCGTTATGGTTGGAAAATAAATGAACCTGTTAGATCTGATTTCACTCTAGAAGAAATAAAAGAGATTATTCGTGGTGGAGATATTATTGCTTTACGAGAACTTTCACGTTATTTTTATAGAACTAATAGTGAATATAGAAATAATATTGATTTTCTCGCGCATTTACCATTATATGATACTGTTGTTATACCTAATTTTGAAGAAGGTAAGGGTTCTAAAGCATAGATTATAAAAGCATTTTATAACGCTTGTAATTTTATAGATAAATTAGATGTTCCAAATACATTCGCTAATATTACTACTGAATGGTTAAAGAATGGTATTTATTTTGGCATTTTAAGAATGAATGGTAATAAGCCAGTTATTCAAAGTTTGCCTATTGAATATTGTCGTTCACGTTTTAAAGATTTTAATAATTTAAATATTTTAGAATTTAATTTATTATACTTTGAAAGTATTGTTGATAAAGAATATAGAGAGGAAGTAATTGCTTCTTTCCCTGAAATAGTTCAAAAAGCCTGGGCTGAATGGATACGTGCAAATAAAAAAATAGACCCTTGGGTTTTAATTCCTGCAGGCGCGGGTGGAATAAGTTTTTTCTTTTAGCATGATTAGACACCTTTATTAATTGCGAGTATTCCTACTCTTAAAAAGTTAGATGATGCTATTGGCCGCGAAGAAAAGCGCGATGAAAATGAATTATATAAGCTATTAATTCAGAAAATGCCAATAGATAAAAATGGTGAACTTGTATTTTAGCTCGAAGAAATTGCAGATATTCATGAGTCTGTTGCCTCTATGCTCCAAGATATTGATACTGTTGATGTATTAACTACATTAGGTGATACTACTCTTGAAAGTTTACAAGAATCTTCTGCGGCTTCATAGTCTGCGGATAAGATAGAAAAATACAGAAAGAATGCTTGGGATGCATTAGGGCGCGGCAATATCCTATTCAATCCAGATGGTAGTTCTTCTTTATCATATGCTATTAAAAAAGATGAAGCATTAATGATTGGATATTTGAATATGTATGAAACCTGGTTAAAATTTCATTTAAATGATAAATTTGCTCGTACTGGGCTTACTTTTGACTTTGAAATAATTCCAACTACTGTATTTAACCGCAAAGATTTACAAGGTATTTATTTTAGTGGAGCGCAATATGGATATTCTAAGATGTTTGCTGGCGTTGTAATGGGTATTAAACAAATGAGTTAGTTAAGTCTAATGAATTTTGAAAATGATTTCCTTGAAATGTCTATGAAGATGATTCCATTACAATCTTCCTATACTACTCCTGGTGGTGTAGTTGCGGGAGAACAAAAAAATAATTCTTCTGCACAAAAAAGTAGTAGTAGCACGGCGAGTGGCAACATAAATAATACAGGAGGGCGTCCATAGCTTCCTGATGAATAGAAATCTGAAAAGACCTAGGCCAATATTGCAGCGGCAGGTTAAGGAGAATAATTATGGATAAAAAGATACCAATTTATTTTGATACTATTGTTTTAGATTCTCCACTTCAAGATATTCAGTGTGAAGATTCCAACGCTTTCCGTCTACATGTTGCTGTTTTTACAAAATATAAGAATCGTAATGGTTCATATATTACTGATGAATATGCTGATTTTTTAATTAAGTCTGCTACTCGCGGCAACACCCCTGTTGTTGGTTTCTTTGACCCGGAGGAGTAGAATTGGGCTTCTCATACTGGGCCAAAGTTAGCTAATGGTTATGGTTATGTAGAAAGTTTTGATGGATGGACTCCATTACAAGATACAGATGGCGTTACTAGAGATTATGCGGTTTTCTCTGTAATTTTATTTACTGATTATTATGAAGAAGCGCGCAAAATCAAAGGACAGCATCAAAGTATGGAATTAAATCCAGAAACCATTGAAGGCGATTGGGCCGAATTTGATGGAGAATATTATTTTGTTTATACTAAAGGAAATATGCTTGGTTTCTGTGTGATTGGGGCGCATGAACCTTGCTTTTCAGTATCAACATTCTTTTCAAAGGATGATGATACATATAAATCTCAATATGAAAAGTTCTCTTCACTTTTGTCTGGTCTAAAAGAAAAAATTGAAGAGACTGAAAAAAACATAAAGGGAGGAGAACAACCGATGGATGAATTTGAGAAAAAAGAAGAAGAAGTTGTAAATCCTGCCGAAGAACCTGAAAAAGAAGAAGAACAACCTTCTGAATTTGAGGCAGAGGAAACTGACAAAGAAGAAGAAAAGGAAGAAGAAATTCCCACTGAAGAAGAAACTCCCGCAGAACCTTCTGAATTTGAAAAACTTCAAGCCAGTTTTGAAGAATTACAAAATTCTTTTAATGAACTACAAACTAAATTTAATGAAGCAGAAGCTACTATTACTTCACTAAATCAGGCCGCGGAAGCCTTACGTGAAGAAAATGGTAAACTTCAAGCAACTGTCGCTAATTATGAAGCGGTAGAAGCACAACATGAAGTAGATAAGAAAAATGAACTTATTGAAAATTATGAAAAATATTTAAATGAAGAAGAAATTACCCCAATTAAGAATGGGTTAAATGACTTCTCTTATGACGAACTGGAAGGTAAGTTAGCAATTATTTTTGCTAATAAACAAATGACTGGCAGAGAGGAAACTAAGAAAGTACCCCTACCAGAACCTGAAAAATCTTCTTTCGCTTTACTTATGGAAAAGTATCGTAAATAATAATTTTAGGAGGGAATAAGTTATGAGCATGAAAAGATTTCCTTGTGAACAATATGCTAGTCTAGAACTAAATCAAGTAGCATTCCCTAAGACTGGTATGGTTGTTTCTCAAACTCCTCTCGGAGATGCTTTCACAAAGGACGCTCCTTGTGAAAACGGTATGTGGGTCGTAGCTGATAAGGCTGTTGGCAAAATTAACGCTCCTGCCGCAGTTACTGATGCCCCAATTGGTATTGTATATACCACAGAAAAAGAATATGATATTATGCACTATGGTCTAAAGACCTTTGGCCGCAAAGTTGCTGGCGATTATCCTCGTGTTGGTATTTTAGGTATCGGTGATACTGTAACTACTAATTGCGCTCAATATGATGATAGCGTATTCGCGGCTGTTACTACTGTTGGTAGTGAAAAGACTTCTGATGAAGTACTAGATGAATATCTATCTGGCGATCTAACCAACACTAATAAGGCTTATGTTGTAATTCCTGCTAGCACTACTCTATCTAAGGCTATTCCTCAGATTGTAAAGGCTCTACCAAACGGTTATACCGGTGCTTATGGTCGTATTGTAAAATATTACACTGTACCTAATGGCGAAAAAGGCATTAAGTACCAAATGATTAAGGTATAAGGAGGTGCGGACTTATGAATAATGATCTAAAAGTTTTAATGAACGGCGTATTTGGGCGTAAAGTTCCTGCTGAGTTCGCGGCCGCCGATTATGATTATGAAGCTGCTCTTCGTGATGAATTAAAGAAGTTATTATGTGATGATAGCGGCAAGTTCAACCGTTATAAGTATGAACGCAATAAGATTGACCTATTTGAACTATTATCTCAGAATTTAGATGAAGTATTACCACAAAGTCTAACTTCTGCTCTAGATATGTTCACTGAAATTATGCGTGTACCCCAGGGTTCCCGCCCAGAGTTCCGTGTGACTCGCGGCAAGCAACGTGGTAAGCAATTCGTTACCCGTGCTACCGAATCTGGTAACTACGAAACCTTCCGTCTAGACCGTGATCGTTTTGACATCCATATCTTCGCTATCGGCGGAGCTGGTGTCGTAGACTTTGAACGCTACCTAGATGGCATTGAAAATATTACTGATATTTATGAAGTAATTAATGAAGGTATGGTAGACCGCATTTTTGAATTAATTCAAGAAATGTTATTATCTGCTTGGAAGAAGATGCTTCCTGCTAACAAGGTTGTTGGTAGTTCTTTCAGTCCTACTGCTATGAAGAAACTTTGCAACACTGTTGCTGCTTATGGTTCTCCTGTAATTTACTGCTCTGCTGAATTTGCGGCTGAAATGGTAAATGCTATTACCTACAACAATACTACAAAGATTTCTGACCAAGATGTAATTGATATTCGTGAACGTGGTTATGTTGGCAAGTTCCAGGGCGTACCTGTCGTAATTATGCCACAATCTTTCACTGATGAAACCAATACTAACCTAGTAATGAATCCTTCCTTTGCTTATGTAATTCCTACTGGCAAGGAAAAGATGATTAAGTTAATCTTTGAAGGTAATTCTTACTTCCGTGAATGGAATGACCATGAAGGAGACAATTCTATTACTCTACAAGCCTACACCAAGGTTGGTCTAGCACTAGTATCTCCTCTCAACTTCTGGGGCATCTATTATAATAGTTCTCTAGATACTAATACTAACTGGGCTGCTTACAACGCAACTCTAACTGCTTAATATATGCGGGCGGGCGAAATACGCCCGCCCCTTCTTTGGAGATAAAAGGAGGATATTATTATGGATAAAATTACTATTAAAAACATTTGCAATGCAACAGTTGCTCTATTTGTGCCTGATGCAAAACTAAGCCGTGAATTACCTTCTGGCCGTACCATCAATGTAGACAGAGAGACCTATGAAGCTCTTACTTTTGACCAAGGCTTTAATAACCTAGTAAATCTACATTATCTTCAAGTTATTGGATTAGAAGAAGATGAAGTAAAGGTAGAAGGCGATATCACTACCAAAGAACAAATTGACAGAATGTTAGACACACTAGACATTACTGCATTTGCTAAATTTATTCCTAATGCCGCTCCCGCAGAGAAAGAAACTGTAGTTGAACTCGCTGTGGAAAAGAAGATTACTCATTCTGGCTTTGTAAGTCTAATCAAGAAATATTGCGGCAGAGACGTAATGGATCTTATTAATACAAAGCATCAAGAGGAAGATTAACAATGGCAACTCCATTTTTGCGAGTTTATGATGCCTTTTTAGGTCGTATAACTGCAGATGAATGGACTTTAGAAGAAGAACTAGCCATTGTTGAGCGGGATTGGCAAGAACTTCTTCAAATGGCTATTTTTAGATTTAAGTATCCTCGTGTAAGTTTAGAAATAGAACAATTAGATGAAGAAGAAGGCGAAACCTCGCTTCATAGATACTAGTTTGTTAGTAATTTAACAAATGATGAAATTCAATTACTTGCGTTATATATGAAGCATGAATGGGTAAAAAGATGTATCGCAAGTTGGGAAAATATCCGTTAGTTGTATGCTGATAAAGATTTTTCACAAGCAAATCATTTAGATAAATTAAATAAATTAGAAGCAGCGATTGCTTTAGAAGTTCATAAAGCGGAGGGTATCTACGACCGTTCGCGTTCTAAGCGCCCCGCTGATTTATTTAAAAAATTGGCAGGTAAAAAACATGCAAATTGATCAAACCTTTGATGGATATAGAAATAAACTAAAAGGTCGTCTATATGGGTTGCTTTGTGAAAAAGAAAAAAATGGCGAATGGGAAAAATTCTTAGATTCTATTATTATAGAGCTAAGAGGTCTTGGTGCTAATTCAATAAATTGGTGGCCGCTGATTGGAAAGCTATCTTCATTACGATATTTATCTTTTGACTATTTTAGAAAAACGATATTTGAATGTATGAATTTAGTTGGCGGATTAGATATACCAGATGAATTATCTTGATACTTACTTTTCGCGTATAAACCATTTGGGAGAAACAACGGCGGAGAGAATTAGGAATGGTGGAATACGCTCTTTCTTCAAGTGGATGGCGGAATCTCCACATACAGTTAGATAGTTATCTATTGAACGAGGATTATTTTTTGATGCTATTATTTTAACTAGTAAAGACAAGGAATATTAGAAAATAATGTTTTTAAATGTAGCAAATAATATTCCTCTTGTTGTAGGAGATATAATGAACTGGCGGCTTAAAGATGGAAGCATTGAAAAATGGCTTCTATTTTCAGAAGAAAAGAAGGTTAATCCCACATATCGTACATTCTGGATGGTAAGATGTAATTATCTTATTAAATGGATTGATAATGAAGGACATTTACAATCTTCTTGGAGTTATATTGTTAGTTCCCTTGATTCTAAAATTAAAGGTAATTATAGAACTTGGCACTCATTAATTACGCCATAGCCAAATAAATATGCTGAAATTTTAATGCCGCGGCGTCAAATTGACCGTGCGACAAACTTTATAGTTGAAGAAGAATCTTGGCAATTAATAGAATACGATCACACAAGCGTGCCAGGAACAATGTACTTATCTCTTACTGAAAATAAAATTAACACTATATATGATGATGTTGAAAACGAAATTGCTGATTTAGATAAACGGGCCAGGTATGAACTTGTTTTGCCACCAACTACTTAGGTATTTCATATTGGAGAAGAAATTAATCCAACTTTTACTATTATGAAAAATGGTGTACCAGTACAAATGGAGACAGAATTTATTACACAAGATAAATATGTAGCTCGTATACAAAACGGTGTTTTAACCGCGGTCGGTGAAGGAGAAACTGATATTCGTGTTGTATTGAAAGATTGCACGGATATTGATCCACAGGACTTATTTATTCATATTGAGGTTGGCGCGGTGGATACTACTTTTTCTTGTTATATTGAAGGAAAAGATAAAATTCGTTTAGGACATATAGAAACATATGTAGTATGTAGCACTTCAGGAGAAGTTATAGATGAAGTTATATTCTCTATTGATTATCCTGAATATGCTAATATAGTAGAAACAGTAGATAATACTACTTGTAAAATATAGGCTAATTAGAAGAATAAACTTGGTATATTTACTTTAACTGCATAGGTTGGAGCAAATACTTATACAAAAACAATCCAAGTTGTACCAATATGGTGAGGTGGTTTGAATGGCTCAAGAGACACAAAGACGCTTTGCCGTAATGGGTGATAATGCTTTTAAATTAGCAAATAAATTAGTTAGTAATGAAAAATTATGTCGCTTATTAAAATATCAAACAAGAGATCCATTAAAAGAGACTGACCCAATTACTGGGAAAGCTCAACCAGATATTGATGGAGTAGATTTACTACATAAACAAATTTTAATTGTCCCTAAAGTATTTGATGATAGTACAGAAAAAATGTCTTATGTAATAGCCGTATTTCATAGCTTTGTTGTAAATCAAATGAACTCTGAATTTAAGGTTTCAACAATTAGATTTGATATTGCTTGTCCTTATGATGAATGGGTGCTGAATGATGTATCTTTGCGTCCTTATCTTATTATGTAGGAAATTGATACTATGTTCAATGAAGCTAAAATGGCTGGGATTGGTACTTTACAATTTTGGCGTGCTGACCCACTTGCTTTAACACCTTATATTGGCGGCTATTCTATGTATTATAAGATAAATGAATTTAACTGATAATGAGATTCTTAAATTTCAAAAAGGGTCTCCTATTTTATTAGATGATATATGTGCTATTTATCCTGCTACTTTAGGGGAAATTGTAGATGAAGGGTATGATAATTTTTAGAAATATTTAGGAATTATTACTGCTACAAAACCTATTATAACAGGTAAAGAAAAAGACAATGAATTTGTTTAGTTATTAAAACAATTAACTGATTTTCAATATCTATTAATGACTGCTTCATTTGATTAGGAAGTAAATCGTTTATTGAAATTAGCTTTTAAATTTTTTACTCATGAAGATATTTTTATTTCGCCAGAAACCGCGCAAATTATAATAGGTCCTCTGGCAGAGCGACACATTCTTACTGAAGAAAAATTTTAGGAATTTTAGCAAATTATTAAGCGTATGTATTTTCTTGAAACTGAAGGAGAAGAAATTATTTTAAGAGATGATGATACTCCATAGGTAAGAAGATTAAAATTACAAATGCTTGAAAACCGCGAAAAAGTACGGCGCGCGAAAGCTAAATAGGCTTAGCAAGAAAAAAATGACTTAAAATTTTCTGATTATGTTGGTAGTATGACTATCAACAACTGCGGGCTAAATATGGAAAATATTTGGCGCATTACTTATTATGCTTTTCACGACCAGCTAAAAAGAATGGGATGGCGTGATTAGTTTAATATAAACAATCAGGCCGCGATGGCTGGTGCAAAAATTAAAAAGTCTCAATTGAAGCATTGGATGCGTTCCATTGCAGACTCTAATAAATCATGATTTATTATAGGAGGTAACTAACTATGGCTGTAAATATTTTTGATAAATATGGCATTAAGGAAGTTGCTAACGTATACTTTGAAGCTCTCGAAACCGATGAAAAAGCTGGCGTATACGCAGGCGACATCGTTCTATTCCTTGATACTCTAAAGGTTTCTACTATTGAAACTACTGCTGAAAATACTGCTGCTCAAGGCGGTTGGGGTAATCCTAAACTAGTACAGTGGGACTATGGTAAGGAAATTAATATTACTCTAGAAGATGCTCTTATGTCACTAGAATCACTACGTTTTATGCTTGGTGGTGCTATTAAGAGAACTGTAAGTGCTTCTGAACCTATCATTGTTCGTCATACTGAAGAAGTTGTATGCAAAGCTGGCGGTGCATTACCTGTAATTAAGGATCACTTAACTGGTATTGCTCTAACTCCTGTAGCGAAGTTTGGTCATCCAATCCGTCTAATCAACTTAACTAAGGGTACTCGTACTCAATTAGAACCTGCTAGTGCAGAAGCTGCTGATATTACTCTAGCTGAAAATTCTGTTGTAACTTTCAAGAATCCTAAGATGATTGATGGTGAAACTCAAGTAGCAGAAAAAGACGACCACATCCGTATCTTCTGGGAAGAAGTACTAGATGGCGATAGTGACCCTGAAACTGCTGTTGAAGTAACTATTTCTCCCGATACCTTCCCTGGAACTTATAAGGTTGTAGGCGATACTTTTATGCGCTCTGAAAAGACTGGTAAAGATGAACCATTCCAGTTCATTATTAACAAGGCTAAGGTACAGAGCAATGTTACTATTACTCTACAAGCTGAAGGCGATCCTTCTACCTTTGAAATGCAGTTAAACGTACTACGTTCTACCAACGAACGTGGCGAAAATGAAATGATGAAACTTGTTCGCTACAATGTAACCGGCGATACTACTTCTGGTAGCGGCGATGATAAAGGTTCTGTAGCGGCTAGTGGAAGCGGCTCTGGCGGTGGCAATCCATAATTTTAATATAATCTAGGGGCAGTAAAACTGCCCCTAGTTCTTTTTTTATAAAGGCGGTGAGCCGAAATGATTGACCAATATTTTGGTGTAAAAGAATTATATGAAGTTGTATTGCGTGCGAAAGTACCAATGCAATTTGGCTCTCGTTATATTGAGGAAGGAGAGCCAGTCTTATATTTTGAAAATGTAAGTATGGCCTTAATTTCTGAAAAATAGTCTCCTATTATGGCCCGCGGTGGTTGGGCAAACTTGCCGCGAGTAATATGGGAAGATAGGTCAGAAGTTAGTTTTTATATGTCAGAAGGAGTTATGTCTTCTATTAGTATGAGCGTACTTTTAAGTGCGAATGTTGCTAATGAATAGTAGAATGATACTCCTCTATTAATTCCTAAACGAGAAGGGCCATTTGAATTAATTGAAAAAGAAATAGATGGTACTATATACCATGTATTATATATAAAAAATAAACCAGTATACTATCCTCAAAAAAAGATTTTTATTTTTGAATATACTCGTGATGTAGTATAGAAAAAAGTATATGGTAAATAGTTAGACATAAACGATCCACTTGGACGTACTTGTTTAGCAATCTATGAAGATAAAGAATTATAGCATAATGCAGATATTGATAAAGAATACCTAGTGGATTACTACTATGAATATGGAGATAAAGCGTTAATATATACTGTGTAGAAAGAACGCTTTAATGGATTATTCACTCTTGAGGGTAAGTTTTACTCCAAGGATGAAAACGAAGGCTTAAATTATACAAATTTAATTTATATGCCGAAAGTGAGAGTTGTAAGTGATATAAACTTACGCTTGGGAGAAAGGGCTGATCCAGCGGTATCAACATTTAATATTATCGGGCTACCAGAAAATGTAGGCGGTAATAAGAAGAGCTTAATTATGGAAATAACTCGTCTAAATAGTGATGAAGACGGTGATATTTGAGCCACTTCCCTCAGTGTAGGGAGGTGGCTCTTTTTTTATTTTCGGCGGATAAAGGAGAGAGGTGAAATAAATGAATTAGGGTAGTATTACAATGGATATTAGAGCCAGAATAACAGGGTATCAAGAAGCGATAGCAAGAATGAAAGCTGAATTTGCTAAAGTTGATCCAGGCTCTGATATTGGTAAAAAGTTAGCTAGGGGTATTGAAAGTGCGGAGCAATAGTTAAAATAGTTAGGTAAAAATTTAACTCCTAGAGTAACTAATGAAACATAGATTGATAATGTAGTACAAAAGGTCAATAATTTAGGTGAATCTATATAGACTGTTGTAAGAATGATGCAAACAGTTACTGACGCAGATTTAACTAAAGGTGCTTTTGGTAGCGGTATTTAGCAATTTTAGGCTTAGATTTAGTCATTAGAAGCAGAATTAGAAGGGAAATTAGCAGTAGGTATACGTGAAGCTATATAGAATTTTTATTTATTAAGAAGTACGTTTGAAAACATTCTAAATATAGATATTACGGATAAATCACCTGATGAATTATTATAGATATTATCTGATTCCGCTAAAACTGCTTCTAAAGATTTGGCGAAAGTTAATAAAGGGATAGAAGATTTAGAAACTAATATAGCTTCAAAAGAAGCCACTAAATAGAAAGATGAAGCAGGTTTATTTGGTACTTTTGCTAGTAGAGATTAGTTAAGATAGTAGGTTGAATAGTATACTTAGGAATATGAAGCTATTTTTGCAGATTTAAGAGAGCGTTTAACTACTGGTTTAACTGCTAAACTTGGAGATGGGGCTTAGACTCAAACTTTTATTAATTAGTTTTTTGAAGGTTTAACTCCTGATAATTTAAAAGATAGAATTACTTCTTTGTATAATTCTTTGTCTGGATTAGGCACATATGCTTAGAATCAAAAACGACAATTTTATAAAGAAATTTTTGGGTTTGATAGTAGAGACATTTTATATTTAATATAGGATATAAATTTAGGTGACCCCGCGCCAGTAATTGAAAAATTTAGACAATTTTTAGATACTATTGCCTCTGAAATTGGTGGGGGTGAAAAATCAAAAATTGTTGATTTGTTAAATAATTAGGATATTGATGCTGCCGCGGATTCAACTATTAGAAATATAGATTCTGCTTTTAGAAAAGTTTAGGCAAGAATTTAGAAAGTACAAGATGAGCTTATTGCTTTATTAAATTAGAAAACAAATAAAGTAGAAGAGAGACGAGATATCGAAGGTGCTGGTATTTCAATTGAATCCGCAAGAATATAGATAGAAAATGAATTAAAAACTTTAAGAGAACAAAATGCGGATTTATAGAAATAGATTGATGAATTGAATGCTAAAATAAAAGCAGAAAAGTAGAGTGTTGTTGATACAGTTCATCATAATGTAGAAGATAGTGGAAGAACAGCCGCTCAATTTGATTTTGATAGAGATGCTGCATAGAAATATAAAAATCAATTGCAGAGTGTAATTGAATCAGAAAAAATGCTTGGTAAAGTTGAAGGTGTAGCATAGCGTTGGTTTTCTATTTATGCCGCGGTGAGAATGGTTAGTAATGCTATTAAATCTATGATTTCAACCATTAAAGAATTAGATAAAACAATTACAGAAATTGCAATTGTAACTAAAATGGATTAGTCACAATTATGGGATTAGATGGGTTAGTATACAGAAATTGCTAGAGAATATGCTGCATCAATTTCTGGGGTATATAAAGTTTCACAACTTTATTATCAATAGGGTCTTGAACAAGCAGATGTAATGGCTCTAACAACTGAAACTTTAAAAATGGCTCGTATTTCTGGTCTTGATTATGCTGAAGCAACAAATTATATGACAAATGCTATTCGTTCCTTTAAAATGGAAATGGCTGACGCATAGAGAGTTGTAGATGTATATTCTGCTATCGCCGCGAGTTCCGCTACAAATGTTACTGAATTAGCAAAAGCTATGAGTAAAACTGCTTCTTCTGCAGAAGCCGTAGGTTCAAGTTTTGAAAATACAACTGCTATGATGGCAGTTATGATTGAAGCTACTCGTGAATCCGCAGAAAATATTGGTTCTGCTTTAAAATCAATTATTTCTCGTTATGGTGAAATGAAAGCTGATTCTTCTAAATTAATAGATAGTGAAGGAGAAGCAATGAGTCTTAATAAAGTTGATACCGCGTTATAGACTGTTGGTATTAGTATTCATGATGCTGCGGGCTAGTTCCGTGATTTTGATGATGTAATCATGGAATTATCTGAAAAGTGGAATACTATTGATAAAAATACTCAAAGATATATTGCTACTATTATGGCTGGTAACAGACAGCAATCTCGTTTCTTAGCGTTAGTATCTTCTTATGATAGATTAAAAGAGTTAAGTGCAGAAGCTGCAGATAGTGAAGATGCGGCACAATTATAGTATTTAAAAACATTAGATAATGTTGATGCTAAAATTCAATAGTTATAGACTAGTTTATAGTCATTATATACTGGGACTGGTATGCAAAATTGGTATAAATGGCTTATAGATGCTGGTAAGTCTATTATAGATAATTTAGTTAATTTACAAACCTTTTTTAAATTACCTATTCCTGCGATTGCGTCTATTGGCAGTGCGTTTTGGAATATGGTTAATATTGTTAAAACAGGAGTAAAATTTTTAGAATCTGTTTTTAGATTATTAAGAAATAAAATTATCGCAGAAGCAAAAATAGAAGCAAGTAACCGAATTAATAGTGAAATAAATGCTGAACAAGAAATAATACACAGTTTATAGAATTCACATTCACAACAATTACAAGAAGAACGAAATTTTTAGTAGTAGCGTATAGGAATAGTACAAGAAACTGCTGAACAAATTTAGGCAATAAATAATGGTATTAGTACATCTTCTTAGACTCAATAGTTAAATCAAAAAACTGGTTTGTTAGGTGGAAACTTAAAGAAAAATGCTGGTTTAAGTGTTGGGTTAAGTGCTACAAGTTTAGCATTGGCAGGTGTTGCTTCAGTAATGCCTGATCGTAAGGCGTAGGGCTGGCTTAATGTTGGTAGTTCTGCTGCTTCTGGCGCGGCAATGCTTTCTATTTTGGGACCTGAGGGAATGGCCATTGGCGCTGTTGGGGGAGCAATCTTAGGTTTTGTTAATAATCTTACGAATATTTTTGAGTCCGAAGAAGAAAAATTAAAAACTTTAGAGGAAAATGCAAATAATGCAAATAATGAATATATATAGAAAAAATCTAATACATAGAATTTATTTACTCAAATTGAATAGTTAAAAAAATTAGAAAAGGCAAGATATGATAGTAAAGAAGCGGAAGAAGAATACTATTAGGCTACTAATTAGTTTGCTGATACATATCCGGATTTAATAAAAAATTTAGATAGTGCTGGTAATGCAATAATTGATTTGAATGCAGCAGAAATAGAATTAAAAAATTCTAGAAAAGAAAGCACTGAGGCAGCTTTAAAGGCGGCATAGGCTAATTATAAAGCAGCGGAAAAGAGAGAAAGTAATGCTGAAAATGAATGGAATAAATCAAAAGATATTGTAGATAATTAGCTAACATTGCATGAGTTATTTTTAAATTCTTATATTGATAAAATATATGATGATAAGAATTTTTCTAGTTTTAATATTGGAAAAGATGTTTTTAAAAGTATTTATGATAATTATTCATTAGGTTTTAAAGACCCAGCAAGATCAATGGCTATTCATTCATCTATGAAACAAGAAGATATAGAATTATTTTTTGAAGAAATAGAAAAGATTTATAATCAAGAATAGGGATTTATTGATGCTATTAATGATAATGAGGACATTGCTCCAATTAGAAATGCATTAAGTAAGAAAAATAATAATGAAAAGGTAAGTAAAGAGATTAATGAAAAATTACCATCATTAGAAGAACAATATAATGTTAATGATGTTTTTAATACAAATCCAGCCATTACTACTTATTTAAATTATGTTAAAAATTTAATGGAAGATTCTACTAATTAGAAATTGTTGCAAGAGCAAGAACGGACCAGTCAAATTGTACAAGCGGATATCGCAAAAACCATTGGTTCTTCTTTAATAGGAATACAAGATGAATATTTAAATGAAATTGTAGATATTACTGGTTTTATGACAGAATAGGCATATTTAGCTTTTTAGAATTTTGAAGGAACTAAAGACGAATTTTTTAAACAAGATAATTGGGATAGTTTAATGATAGACTTGCAAATATTTTGGAAAAATTTTTGGAATTCTTTTGATCTTTCTGCAGATAAAATTAAATTTAATAACTTATTAAAAAATAATCAAAATATAAGTCGAAGTAAAATGGAATAGTATTTACTTACTATTCCTAAATTAGAGGAAGAAGCTCGAAATTCTATCCTTTCATATTATTATGATGATACTTATAATTTTGATAAATTTAAAGATAGATATAATAATAATAATAATATTCCTGTCATAACCCCTCTTGATGAAGAAATTAATAAAGATAATGATAATATTTTATAGGAATTAGGAAGCAATGAGTTATAGGTAATTAATGCTTTTAATGATGAATTAATGTCCTTTATTCAAAGTAATAATTATGCAGAAGATGATGCTAATCTTGTAATGAGCAATTATTTAAATATAATAAAAGCATTAAAAGATGATGAAATTGCTTAGGCAATTTTCTTTGGATGGGATAGAACATTAAATGGATTATAGGATGTTAAATAGTAGTTAGAAGAATTGGGTTATACTAATCTTGATTTTAGTTATTTAATGCAATTACCAATAAATATTAATACAGAACTTAATTCTTACGTTGATTCTCTTGTTTCATAGTTAGAAGATTTTGAAAAAGTATTATCTAAGGTTTCTAAGGGAATGGATATTAAAGATGCTATGGAAATAGCTAATAAATTAAATATTTCTATTAGTGAATTTAATTTTAAAGATGGAAAATTTTTCTTTAAAGAGACGGAAAGAATATAGAATGCATATATAAGTTATAGCGATGATTTATTTGGAAGAATATCAGAAGAAGCTAATAATAGAATTAAAAAACTAGAAGAACAAGAAAGTTTAACAAGTGATGAACGTAAAGAATTAGAAAATTTAAAGAAGTAGGTAGCTGACATTAAAGTATTAAAAGATAATTATGTAAAATATCAAACTAATGCATTAAGAATTTAGAATGGATAGATAATAGAAGTATTAGCGGAAATTGCTGGAAATGATTAGGCAAATACTTTATATACTCAAGCTTTGCAAGGAGATTTTACTAATTTTACAGGAGAATTGTCTTAGTATGTCTCAATAATAACAGATACTTTAAAAGATGCAACAGATATTGTTATAGATGCGGCAGTAAGCAGTATAAAAACTGATAAAGGAGTATATATCAAGGCTTCTGAAGCTAATCAAAATTTGATTTAGTCATTAGTTTATGAAAACCTTGCAATTTATAATGATGAACTTGAACAATATTTGATAACTGTTACAAAAGATAATTTTGATGCTTATGTAAAAGCGATTAATGATACTGAAGGTTTAACAGATTTATAGAAAGCAGATTATATAAAGCAAGGTTGGGATGCCACTTATTCTGATAATTTAATTAATATTTTTACTTCTTTTACAAGTTCTGCAACAGTAACCCGAGAATCCGCAGATAAATTTGTACTTGCACTTGGTCATACTATTAAAGAAACTACTAAATTAATGACGCAATGGGGTTATGAATTAGATGAAAATACTGGAGAATTTAAAGCAACAGGTAAAAGTATACAAGAATTATAGAAACTATTAAAATAGTCATTAGAAGAAAATGCTTCTATAGAGCAAATAAATAAAATAAAAGCTCAAATAGATACATTAAGGTCATAGTAGCAATTAGATTTATCATCTGCTTTAAAGGATGTATTTTCTAATTATAAGTCTATTACAATAGCCTAGAGAGAAGCATTAGCAAATGCCTTAAAAGAAGATTATGGCACAGTTGTACAATATTTAATAGATAATGGAAATGGAACTTATTCTTTAAATATTGGAGAATTAAGAAAAGCATTAAAAGAAGGAACAATATAGGTTGGCTCTGCTACTGAAAATTCTTTAAATGAATTAATTAGTGGAATTATTGATGATTATTTAGATGCAATTTCTTCTGGAATTGGATATACAACTTCTGGTTTAACTAAATAGGCTGATATGCGTAAGTTTGTTAATGATTTTAATAATAAATTAAAAACAACTTATAATATTAGTGATTTATTTAGTTGGGACACTATTTTAGAAGCGTACACTTTAAAGCCTGAATATTTATCTCAATATATCGCTAAATAGAGAGAACTTTTAAAAACAGAGTTTGATAATGATGCTGATGTTGATAAATATATTGAAAGTCAATTAAAATCTATTACTTAGGCAGTTGATATTTCTAGTTTCTTACAATCTGAGAATATGTAGAATAATAGTCGTTCTCGTAAGGTTCTTGAAAATTAGATGAGAACAGCATTAAGTATTCAAGCTAACTGGAAGTAGGCCAAAGATTATATAGATGAGGCTATAGATACACTTGCTTTTGGAGCTGGCGGAAATTATGAATTAATTTATGAAGAAGCTTGGAAAATAGCTACTGAAGAAGCAAATAAATAGAATGAAAGAATTAATAATGAAATAAATGCAGAAGTAAAAAATGATTTATCTAATTTTGAAAAAGGCGGCAAAGCCGCGGTTGAAATACTTAAAAAGTATGCTGGCGATCGTGAATTAACTGCTGAAGAAATTGAAGCTGCATACCGTATTCGTTTAAATAATCTTTCTCAAGCATTTGAATCTATTGCTACATTGCAACGTGGAAATATAGTTGATTAGAATACTCGCACTATTTTAAATAATATAAATGGCTTTTTTGTAGATATGAATGGAGTTGTACTTGCTGTAGGAAATATGGTTGATGCTTATAGAGAAATTTATGAGCAAATGAAAGATACTTCTATAGCAACAACTTCTGAATTAAATAGTGCTTATGCTCAATTATTAACTGCACAAGAACAAGATGAAATAAATGCTATTGAAACTCTTGGAAATGCTATGGGTATGACATATGAGACATTAGGTCAATTACTTAATCAATATAATATGTCACTTGAAGCAGTTATTAATAATAAAGATAAATTTGGTATTGAACAACTTGGAACTGGTAAAATTCGTATTAATGATTTCAAAAAATTTGCCACGCAAATGGGTTGGAATCCTAATAGTGAAGAATATTGGAGTGCATTTAAGACTTATAATGATTCTTTAATTGAGTTAAATAAAAACACTAAAACAGCTATTGAAGATGAAGTTAAATCTTTAAAAGATGTTAAAGGCGGAGATTAGATTAATTTAACTAGTCTTTGGAGAGGACTTAGTAAAGTAATTCAAAAAGAATTAGAAGAAGTAGCTAATAATTTTTAGTTATATGGTTATGAAGGATTGGCTACAGAATCATTATTTACTAAATTATCAGAATTTGGAGCATCTTTTACAAATGGAATATTAACTTTAGATACTAATGCCAATATTATTTAGGTTACAAAAATATTAATTGATTATGCAGAACAGGCTGGAATTGCAATAACAGAAGAAATACAAGATACTCTTTAGAGTATAATAAAAGCATATTCTGATGCAATTATTAAAGGTATTCAAGGTGAAATGACTAATGTTGAAGCCGCAGATTTATAGAATAAAGCTTTATCATTAGGTATTTCTAAAATTGATTTTACTACAACAACAGATGGGTTAAAATTATCTTAGTAGTCTGCTATTGAATTATATTATGCTTTAAGTAATATTGATAGTTTATAGGCACAATTAGTTTTTAAAGAATTAAATGAATCATTAAAAGAAAGTAATGAACATTATCAAACTATGGGTTCTTTAATGATCCATATCAAAGAATTATAGGATGCTATTAATAATGCTGATTCTTAGACCAATTCTGCTCGTATACAACAATATAAGTAGGAATTAGAATTGGCTAAAGATATTGCAAAAGTTCGTCTTACAACAGAAGATTCTTCATTTGATTTTATGTCTGCTGATTTAAATGATGCTTTAAATAATGCTCCTAAATATTATGAAGCTTGGGCTAAGGCAACAAAATCTGTAACTGAGGCGGCAGAAAATGGTTATATTGGTTGGGAAGATTATGCTAGAATGATAAATGAAATTTAGAATTTAGCTGTTCAAACTGGCCATGATATGTTATTTATGGGTTAGACAATAAAATCGGATGGTACTTCTGCCGCGAAACTTATTGAAGATGGATATAAAGCATTAGATATTGATATAGAATCGGGAACTGCGGTATTAAATTTAGATACCCTATTAACAACAACTGGACTAGATTTTAAGCAAGGTGCAGAAGGTTTCAGTACGACAATAGATGATGGAATTAAAGAATTTGCTTAGGGACAAGTAAAAATGTTAGATGGCATGATTCAACTTCTTGAAACTATTGTTGCAATGGAATAGCTTGGAGATATTGATGCCGATACATTTAGTTTTTTTGATGGGGAAGATTTTTCTAAAAATTATTAGAATTTTATTAATTATGCTACAAAAAGTATTTCTGATGGAAATACTGATTTAGAAAAAGCATTTAATAATACTAAAATTAATGGGAAAACATTAACTGAATTAATAGGAATGTCTCCTGATGAATTAAGGAAGTATGATAATGATTTCTAGAAAGCTTATGCTAATGTATTAATAGCATTAAATAAAGCTGCTCAATCTGGAGATTGGGATACTGCCTGGAATGCTATTAAAGAATAGCTTGCTGCTAGTGGAGTAAATGGATTAGAAATAGACTTAGATAATGTACATTATGTCTTTAAAAATGGCATAATGTTAGAAGAAAATGAAAAAGGATTTATTTATAATGGGAAAACTTATAATACTAGTGATGAAGCTTGGTTAGCAATAGTAACTGGTAATATTACTGCTCTTCAAGGTATGGAAGTCGTAGCTAATGATGGTCATACAATTAAATATGTTGGTGATTATGAAATTGAAATTGCTTATAATGAAGCGAATATGACATATATAGCTACTACTAAAGATGGTACAGTATTAACAAGTAGTACTAAAGAAGGTTTAGATTACGCTATTCTTGCTTGGGAAAAAGTTAATAATAAAGAATCTCAAGAAAATTCTGAAATTACTGATGAACCAATTACTTTTGCTATTAAAAAAGACGCAGAAATTCTTGTTAATATTTCAATAGATAAAGAAGGAGAACTTGTTAAAAATGATAAAAATGAACAAGTAATTAATGATGCTTATGCTTCTGCTATTGATGAATTATAGGAAGAAATAAGACAAAAGACTACTGGCACAACTATTCCATTAGAAACAACGGCTAATACTTAGGTTTCTAATACTATTTATATAAATGTAAATTAGTTAAAACTTAAAGGTAAAGATGCTGATATTGGGTTTGCGGAAGGAGAAGAACCAACTAAGCCGGCGAGTTTAGAAAATGCAGATGCTAAGCCTAAAAAAGTTAGTCTTTTAGAAAGTGGTTCACTTGCATTGTCTGATGCATTTAAGCAATAGGTAGCAAATAAAGATTTTGATTTTGAAGAAGGTAAAGGTCATTTTAGTAGTGCAAAAGTAGGATTTTTTCAAAATGGTGGAGCTTTAAATCATGCACCTAATGGGTCAATAAATACTTCTGACGCATTAAGTACTATGAAAGCATTAGCAGATGCTAAACTTGCAGCATCTACTTTAGGAACGGCTGAAAGTCAATATTCAGATGGTCATGCTACATTACCAGAAGATGCTAATGTTACTAATGATACACCAGAGATAATTGAAAGTAAAGTTCCTAAAAATTATAGTTTAGGTCAGGCACTAGCTACATTTGCATAGTTAATGGTTGGGTTACCTAATAATAAATTTTATGGAAGTGGAGATCCTCAATCTGGCGGTGGAAAAGTTTTTGATACCCATAAAATAACTGAGGCTTTGAATACTTATAAAACTTCTTTAGGTACTCCTTCAGAAAATGGGGCATTACAGGCTTTGTTTTCTGCATTAGGAATTGATATGAGTACAAAAGAGGGTACTCCAAAAGGCAATTTAGCTGCGTTTTTAGCCAGCAGAGAAATTACACCTGAGCAACAACAATTATTTTGTAATTTTGCTTCTTTAATGGTTGACCTTTTAAAGGATTCATAGGGTTAGCCTACTGTTAAAGGTGTGAAAGATATTGAAACATTTATACAGACATGTCTTGCAACTGAATTAAGTGGAGAAGAAATTGATGTTTTAATAGGTATTATTCATGCTGCTTTAGAATCTGGTGCGCCACTTGATGGATCAAATGCAATAATATCAGGAGTAAGAAATAGATTAGCTAATCTTGGTCTTGAGGAAGAAGCAATTAATGCAATAATTAAATATATTTAGGCTAACACAAATAACGATACTTCATTAAGTGGAAATATTACTGATATAAATTCATTACGAGAAGAAATAATTACATTACTTGGTGGAGAAAATAAAAGTATTACAATTGGCACAATTGATGCAATTATTGCTGGATATAATCTTATTACTGATTCTAAAAATAATCCTAAATACTATGATGAAAAAGGAATATTTAAAAATATTGAATATGAAGAAGATATTGAAGTAAATAGAAAAATTTGGGAAGATTATTTAAATGACGTATTTTCAACTGGAAATATTAAGAATTTAGAATTAGCAATTTCTATGATTGATTTACTAGCTGGATTCGGTGCTGTAGATGAGGATGGTAAGTTTATTTTTGGCCCACAAGCTGGTCAAGCAACTCTTAGTGCATTAGGGTTACGTTGGGAAAATGGAAAGCTTACTACTACTTTTAATGGTGATACAGTTATTGATTTAGGCACTCAAGAAGGTAAAGTATAGTTATCAAAGCTTTCAGCAGAAGGCGCCCAAATAGAAGGTGTTGAATTAAAAGAAATGACACTGGATGATGGGCAAGTATTACGAGTAGCAGATATTTCTATTGTAGACGATGCTGGTAATAAATATGTAGCTAGAGTAGATGCAGAAGCTTTTATTAATGGTATTGGTGGAGATAATTATGATCCAAAAACCCAAAAATATAAGTTAGACAATTTAACTATTGATGCATTAATTAATTTATTAGATTTAGGAGAAGGCGCTTGGAATGATTGGGTTGATAAGAATATTCATTCTATTCAAGTTACTCCTGAATTATAGTCTTTCCCTTCCGCTGAAGAGGCTTGGGATGCTTATATTCAAGCACACTCTGATTTAGGTACTGCTGAAGTTCCAGAAACTACAGAAGGGGGAAAATGGACTACTCGTTATTTAGAAGCTATACACGAGGCATTTATAGAAGCATATAATACTGATCCTGTAGGTACTGTAAATCGGGTGAATCATCCGGATATGTTTACTGATAGTTCTTCAAATTATCTTTGGTTTTTTGATTCAGGAATTAATGAGTAGTTTATAAAGGAACTAGATCAAATTAAAGCTGATGCAGAAGCATTATAGCTACAAGAAGCTATTATTTCTACAGAGCAACAGTATATTAATAATCCATATGTACCTAATAATAAAAATAAATATTTTACATTTGTTACTAATGGTAATATGGATTATTCCTCTACTCTTTCTGAAATTTGGGGCTAGAAAGGTTTATATACTGCATTAGATAGTCTTGATGATTTATTTAATTATTTAAATGGAGATACAGAACAGTTACGCAATTTTGTTAGCAGTGAATTATTACAAGAGCTGGCACAAGCATTAAAAAATGCAGATTTTTCTCATCGTATAGAAGAAATTTTATCTGAATTTCTTCCAAATGAAGACAATAAAGAAATTAATTATTCTACAGAAGGAACTCCAGTTGAAAGTCCTCTAGAGGGGCATGATGAAGAAGTTCCTATGCATGATACAGAGCGTGCTAGATATGAACAAATTATAAATTCTTTACAAGATAACAATGGAGATTTAACTGCAACATTAAATAAGTTCTCAATGTCTTTAGAAAACTTTATTTCTTTATACGCTCAATTTAACGATTTAGGTGGGGAAGTTACTCCTGCAACAGTTGTAGAGGACCTCGAAAAAAAATTATCTAAGCCATTAATAGTTGGCTTTAATGTAGATACAGATAACGCTGACTCTCAAATTAATAATTTTCGACAAACTATTCGTGATAATCCTGAAACTCTTACAATAAATGCTAAAATAAATACTAGTGAGACCGGTACTGTTGGCGCTAAAGGCAATGTCGCCCTTGCCAGAGGAACTCTTATGGGTGAACTTGGTCCAGAACTTTATGTTACTGGCGGTCGCTATTATGTTGCTGGTTAGAATGGCGCAGAAATGGTTAATTTACCAGATGATGCAATTGTATTTAATCATTTACAAACTAAACAACTACTTACTCATGGTAGTACAGGCCGTGGAAAACCCACTACAAATGAAAAGAATGCAGTTTCATTTGCAAAAGGTGGCCCCGCGCAAGCAAGTGCATCTTCTGTTTTATCTACCTTAAAACATCTTCGCGCGCAATGGCAAGCAATTGCTAATATGAGTGTTGCTGATCTTGCTGGAAAAGGCGGAAGTGGAGGTGGAGGAGGCGGCGATAAAGAAGATATTGCTGGCTTCATCCGAGATGTAGAGCGTTGGTATAATTGGCTACAAAAAATTGCTGACCTTGAAAAATAGATTAATTATGAAGAAACATTAAGAAGTAAAATTCAATCTGATATGGTTTCTAATGGTAAAGCATATTATGCAAGTTAGAAACGTCAATTAGATTAGTTACGTGATTCAACAATTACAAGTTCTTCTTTATATTTATCTTAGCTAGATTATTTTAATCAAAGACGCGAACAATTAAATAATAATTCTCCATTAAGTAAATTATATACATTTGATACTACGGGTCAATTACATTATCAGCCTGGCTCTTATCAATGGTTAGCATAGTTATTTAAAACTAATGATTATGGACAACTTGAATTAACTCCTCAATAGCAATATGAAATGATTATGAAGCGTAATCCTCAATTTGCTCAATATATGAAATATAATAGCGAAGGTAAGGAAATTAAAGCTTCTGATTATGAAGATTAGGCTCAATATTATCTTGATATGGTAAAAGCTTTCTCTGATAGAATGGATTCTGAGAAAGAAGAAATGTAGAGTCTATTTGATTCTATTAATGAATAGGGTAATGCCGTTAATGAAAAATTATAGAAGCAAAATGAACTTATTCAAGCTATGAGAGATAATTAGAAAGAAGTTGAAGAATCAGTATTAAATGCTATTGTAGAATCTCGTGAAAAAGAAATTAAAGAAATTCAAGATACAAAAGATGCATTACAAAAATCTAATGAAGATTTTATTAATGGATTAAGTGATTAGTTAGAGAAAGAAAGAAAATTATATGATAATAATAAAAATGATGAAGAATTAAATCGTAATCGTAGATAGCTTGCAATACTTCAACGTTCTGGTGGTTCCGCCGCGCAAATTGCTTCTTTACAAAAGCAAATTGAAGAACAATCTAGAGATTAGTATTTTGATAAATAGCAAGAACAAATTGATGCTGTAAAAGAAGCTTCTAATTTATAGATTGAGAAGATGGATAAGCAAATTGAATTAATGAATGAAACATTAGAATATCAAAAAGCTAATGGATTACTTTGGGGTCAAGTTTATGAAGTAATGGCTGGTACTCCATAGTAGATTTCAGATTTCATTATGCAAAATAGTGCGGCTGAATGGGCCAAATCTCCATTATCTTCTACTGAAGCTGCGAATGATTGGATATTTAAGACTGAACAATGGGTGTCTTTTAGAGATGATATTGAAGGTATTTATGATGCTTTGACGGCAACTTGGAATTTATTTGATAAAGAAATGGAAGATATGTTTGGCGATATTTGGACTGATGCTGATTAGGAAACAATTAAAAAGATTTTTAATGCTAAGTATGCTGAAACTGGAGATTACAATGCTGCGACTTAGGCAGTAATGGAATCTAATATATATAAAGACATGAAAACAAAAGCAGACGCAGCCGCAGCAAAAGGTTTATACTCTAATTCAGGTAAGTTAAATGGGCAAGGTTCTGTTTCTGGTAAAAATACTTACTATAGTGTTGTTGGGCCAAACGAAGAATTATTAGCAGAAGATTTTACTAGTTGGGAAAGTGCAGATGCAAAAAGAACAGAATTATTAGCTAATTAGTTGGCGGCTCTTGAATAGTCATTGTAGAATTCTATACAAAGAGCAGAAGAATACGCTAATGTAAAAAATATTGATTCTTCTTTTAATCCAATATATGAAAAAGAAAGATAGCAACAAATAAAAATTAAATCAGAAATAGAAAAAATTAAAAGCTAGTATAAGATTTATCAATATCAATATGCTAATGGTGGTCTCATTAACTATACTGGTCCCGCTTGGGTTGATGGTACAAAACAAAGACCTGAATCAATTTGGGATGCCGAAACAACTAAGTTAATGAAAGATAACTTACTTAATTCTCGTAATTTAAATCTATTAGGTACTTTCTGGGATACCTTACAAGATTATCAAACTGCAACAAATCATTCATATTCCAACAACTCTGAATCTCTTATAATAGAGAATGCAACAGTAAATATGAATGTAGCTTCTATTGCTAATGATTATGATGCACGTCGCGCAGGCGAACAAGCAATGGAAGAAATGCTTAAAATTGCTAGAAAAACAAAAGTTTCTAGTTTTTCATAAGGAGGTAAAATGAGTTATGGATTATGGAGATATAAGACATACAAATTCTCAAGGGAAAGAAAAGATCATTTTAAGTAATGGATATTATTATAATGGTCAAGTAAATCCAGTTGAAGAAAGATAGTATACACCAAATAGAAGAGATTAGAAAAAATATACTTAGGTATATCAAGCAACTCATAAAGGGGAGAATTATCTCCCCTTTATGAACCGCTCTTTTATTAGTTTTTCCTTTGGCGGGAAAAATATAGAAGATTTTAATTTATTAGCTTCAATTTCTGGTGATAGACTTCAAAGACAAGGTTATTCAAGCTTTGAAGATTTAACATCTAATTATACAGTAATGGATGGGCATTTTTATTGGGGCACTCATTATACTAATCATGAATTGGATTTTGATTTAGCTACTGATGCTATTACATAGAATGAATTAGATAGTTTTTTGAAATGGTTTTCCGCTGGAAAAGTACGAGAATTAATTTTAGCAGAGCATCCAAATCGTGCTATTTAGGCGCGTGTAAAATAGGCGCCAGAACTACATCTTTTACCATTTGAATAGAAAACTACAAAGAAAATTGCCGGGCAAGAATATATCACTAGTACAACATTATATAAAGGTGAAATTTCATTATCATTTACAATGGATGAACCTTATTGGTATTCAAAAATTAATATCTTTGGGTATTTAAATGAGAATGATGGTATATATTATGATGTATGGACAGATGCAAATGGTCAAGAAAAGAATATTTTTAATGACCCTGATGCAATAAAAATTGCGCTTGAAGATAATATCCCTATCGGTAGTATGATTCAAGACTCAATGTTACTTGGCGATAATAATTATGCAAATGCTAATTTAACTAATGGAGCACAAACTGCAAAATTAGAAAATTATACTGAAACTATTATTAATGAAGAAGTTGAAGTTGAAGAAATAAGTGAATTATCAGATAATGCTAGAATTGCCTGGTAGGATAATGGAGAGTGGCTTGGTGCTTTAATCGCTGGTACTGTTATGAGTACAAGTACTGGTATAGAGAGTTTTGCCGCGAATACTAATTAGTATTTTTATTATGCTGGTAATGCGCCTGCAAAACCAACAATTGAATTTGTATTAACTCCTATTATTAATGAAAATGGATATATTTCAAATCCAAAAAATAGTTATACTTCACTCAATACTCCATATAATGTATTTTCTTTTGAAAGCCTTACTAAAAAAGAATTACAATTTACTACTCCAGGTATTTATACTGGATATAATCAAGTAATTCAAATCTTTAAAGAAATGAAAGTAAATGATGCTTGGACAGATATAAGAAAATATGTTCGTGATTAGGTTAATCATGCGGCCGCGCGTGCATGGGCGAATAAAGTAATAGATAGTTTTGATAGTATAAAAGTACAAAATGGCGATATTGATCTTGCTATAAATCGTATGAAATATTTTATTACTGATATATAGTCAGAAAATTTATTAAGCTCTTCCTTTATTATTAATAGTAAAACGGGTTAGGCAACTGCTTCTATTCAATATCGTATTCCTGGGACAACTGTTCCCGCGGCAAATGCTTGGTCTAGTTGGGGAAGTATAGTTGAAATTGAAGAAGATGTTGGAGATATGATACGTTCTAATTACTTAATTATAGAAGATTAGAATTAGCCTACCGATGATGGACATATTATTGCGTGGGAAAATACTAATAAAACTACAAGATTACATTCTTATGTCATTTAGCATAATGTAGAAAATGGACTTAAAAATGTATATATTAAATATTAGAATATGTATCTATAATGAGTAAAAAGGAGGAGGAACTATAATGATTGTGAGATTAAAGCGTCATTATGAAGTTTCTATTTGGACACTTTAGGATAGTTTTATAACTGTCCTAAAGTGGTTCAATTTAGAAAACAAAGGACAAATTTAGAATCCTAAAATGTCTTTAAATACAGATGGAACACAAGACTTTTCTTTTACTATTCCTATGTATATAAATGAAGGCGCTGAGAGAAAAGAAAATCCTATCTGGTATAATGCGATTAATGGTAATTTAGCTATTAATATGCGTAAAATTAAAGTAATTTTTAATAAGAAAAAAATAAACGAAAGAGTATTTGAATTTCTTATTACAAAAGTTACTGAAAAACATAAAAATGGTGAATTAATGTGTGAAGTTTCTTGTGAAGGACTTGCCTTTCATGAATTGGGGAAAGTAGGTTATAAAATTTCTTTATAGCAAGAAGATTTTGAAAATGATTATGCAGAATGGGCAGAATCTAATAATAATGAAGAAGAACCAATTGCTAATATTTAGTATTGGTTAAATAAATTTTTAACTGCGCGACCAGAAGGAAAATTAATTAAAAATAAATGGTACTATGAAATTAGTATGGATTGGAGTTCTTTTTCATACGCAGACTAGCGTGATTCTTCTAAAATTTATGAAGAAGAGTATGTCTCTTCTTGGAGCCTTTCTAATAATGAATTAGTACCAGGTGCTGTAGAAGCATTTCGTGAAAAAGCTAGAATGGTGGATTTGACAGAAAGTAATATTTATAATCTTACTTAGGAATTGGCAGAAAAATTTGGAGTGTTTTGCCGCTATGATTATTTATATGATGATACTTATCACATAATTGGCAGAATAATTGTATTTTATAATAATTTTATAGCTGAACAAAATGGTGTTATAGATATTACTTATCCCTATGATACCAGCGCGATCACAAGAGAAATGGATGGCACTGAATTGACAACAAAATTGTTTATTAAAAGTGTAGATAGTGAAAATTCTCCATCTGGATAGATTTCTATTATAGATGTTGATGCAAATAAAACAAGAGAAGATTATTTATTAAATTTTGATTATATGTATTTAAAAGGTATTATTTCAGAAGAGCAATATTAGGGTATAAAAGAATTTGAAAATAATATTGCTACAATAAATAATTTAATAATTCTATTAGTTGATGAGATTATTAATTTATCAGGTTAGCTTCCTGAATTATACGCGGATAGAACAATTTTAGAGAATGCTATTCCTTTAGATTAGGAATAGGAAAAATCAGCAGAAGATTTATTAAACGCTTTAACAGATGGAACTAGTATTATCATAAGAGATAATACTAATCCCGTTTAGGGTGTTTTATTTTCTGAAAATAATTTATATTCTATAAGAATCCGCGAACTTGGTGTTATGAAAGGTAGCATCAAAATATATAAAACCTATGATACTAGAAATAATATTTTAAATAATGAAATTGCATTAGATACTGCAACCTTTGTTTATGATGAAGCAGGCAATTTGGAAAAGATAATTAATATTAATTCTAGTAGCGGTGGTGTAGTCTATTTAACTTTTTCTTACCGTCCTGCAACTTAGTATGACAATATTAAGATATTGTGGGGCAAGAAAAAATTACAAGATGAAAGTAATTTAAATAATTTAAATGAATAGATTACAGATATTGAAAATAAATTAGAAGAAGCTAAAGAATTATATGATAATAAATTATTAGAAAAACAATAGTTAATCAAAGAATTTGAAGAAATGATGGGGCCCGCGCTAAGAGAAGGTTATTGGCAAGCAGATGATTATACTAATAATTACGAAGAAAAACATTCTATAACTTTTACTAGTAGTAATATTAATACTGGCGTTTCTGGGGATTAGATAGATTTTATTTGGGATACTATTCCTTTAAGAGAAGAACAATTAGGATATTATACCTATTCTATCTTGGAAGAACAAATTAATTATCCTTATCTTATATTATCTAGTAAATTTTTTTCTAATGGGCACTCTATTTCAGATTTCTTTAACTAGGGTTTAAGTTTAATTTTTAATAGAAATGGTACGACTATTAATTTTTCTAATCCTTTAAATGTAACTGATTTAGGAGAGTTAAATACTTTTGTAGATATTTTAGCTTTAAAGTCAGGATGTCAATTAGCATTTAAAATGATAAATAATGTAGCTACGCCAATTTTATTATTAACTGGGTTAGAAACAATTGAATTGGGCCAGAATGCGTTTGCTACTAATTCATTTATTTTAGGTACGACTACTTTAAATGCAAATGATAAAATAGTTATTGATAATTCTTGGAGCTGTACAGCAAGTGATATTGAAAAAAATAGTGATGGTATACTAGTATATCCACGTATAAAAATAAAATCCGCTAAAATGAAAAATGATTCTAGTAGTTTATTTTTATCATATAATAATGTTTTATTAGAAACCGCGAAAGATTATATTTCATTATTTAATATTCATAATGACAATGAAAATTTAGCTTATTTTATTACTTTACAGCCTGAGACACTTTTATCTAATGGTTACGATGGCTCTTATAAAATTTTAAATGTCAAATATGCTTTATCAACAGAAGATATAGCAATTTATTTAGATGCGTAGCAAGTATTAAAAGAAAATGCTTTCCCAAAAGTATCATATACAGTAACGCCAAATATATTTAATGAAGAATTAATAGAAACACTATATAATAAATTAAATACTATTGTTCATATTAATGATGTAGATTTAAAGTTTGAAAATGTTTTGGGTTATATATCTAAAGTAGATTTAGACCTAGATTAGCCAGATAATGATAGTATTGAAATTAAAAATTATAAAACTAAATTTGAAGATTTATTTTCAACTATTGTTGCACAAACTGAGTAGATGAAGAAAAATGAAGCAACTATAAGCGCGGCTGCAAAAGCTTTTTCTACATCAGGCACAATTGCTCCAGATGTTATTAAAGATTCATTATATAGAGTAGATTTAGATTATGCTTTTAATAATGGCTCTTTAACTATTGATAATGAAAATGGTATTTGGGCAACTAGTGATAGTGGTGTAGTGGCTATGCGTGGTGGAGGCATATTTACTGCAACAGAATAGGATGCTAATGGTAAGTGGTTGTGGAATACTGGTATTGTTCCTTCTGGTATTAATGCTGACCTAATTACTACTGGTTAGTTAGATACTAATTTAATAAAAATCTTTTCCGGTGACAGAATACGTTTCCAGTGGAACGGAGATGGATTATTTGCTTATAAAGATAACATTTAGACAAATGCTTCTACTTTAGACGATAATGTAGATAAAAATAATTATGTAAAATTATGTGAAGATGGATTATTTTTACATAAATATATTACTACATTAGATGAGAATTAGAATGAAACAGTTGCTGTAGATACAGATAGAGTTTCTATTAGCTGGGATGGATTAATTTTAAAAAATGATGAAGGCACGGAGGTATTTTATGCTGACCCAGATACAGGAAATTTAATATTAACTGGTACTATTACTGCTGCGGCAGGTAATATTGGTGGTTGGCAGATTAATACCAATCAATTAAATTCTGGTTCAACCAATACTTATGTTGCGCTAAATTCAGATTCTACTAATAATTATGCGATTTGGGCAGGAGCGGCAGATGCGGAAGTTACAACAAATAATGTAGTAACTTATGCTCCTTTTAGTGTAACTAAAACTGGACAGTTAAGAGCTATGAATGCAATAGTTTCTGGTGATATTGTTGCTACTTCATTTAAGCTAGGAAATGATGGCCATGCTTTATCCGCCGCGGATATTAGTGATTTTGACACTGCTGTAACTAATGTTACAGGTAATTCTTTTTCTATTAATGGCATTTCTTCTAATTATAATTGGAACGGTAATACATATACCGTAGCTTTGACTTCTACAGATAGTTTATTAATTGGAGCAAATAATACAAATGGAGGCGGCATTATAATTACTAAAAATGCTAATACCGCAGCTGTAGTAATTGATAAAACTGGAATTAATTTTGAGGTAGATACTAATACATTTATTCATATGAGTTCTACTGGTGTATAGGTAAAAGGTAGTAAAATTTAGATGAGTGATTTAAATGGAGAATGGAAAGATATTTGGAGCCATGATAATATTGTTATAATGAGTAGTTATAATAGTAGTAACCCAAATTGGAATTAGAAGTAGGAATGGGTTGAATATGCGATGCGCGCTAAGACAGATTGGATTTTAATTAAACCATATTATAATGCAGAAATTATTTATACCCCTACCACTACTAATGCAATTTATGCTAATACTGGTACAATGACTTTGCATTAGTATGATGGGGGGCAAAATGAATTTGGTACTTCTACTTATAATTATATTCTAGAATTTGATGCAGTTTTTAGTTATGCTACAACTGGAAATTTTGTTTTCTTTACAGGAACTATATAGGATACAACTAGTGGAGCTAATGCGTTAATTTTTTAGATGCAAAATCAAAATGATGGAGCTATATATGTATATCCTATTAGTAGCGGTACATCTGCTCATTTTGAAGCAAATATAATTAATTCAACTATTAATATATGTCAAGCAAATCACGTGATTACTGCTAATATTTAGGCCGATTCTGGTGAAACTATTCGTATTAGTAATTTAACTTTAACTTGTACTACTGATGCTACAACTTCTCGTGTGCCTTGTACTACATATTATTATCCAAATACACAAACTTCTTTGCCACGTCCTGATGATTATGATCAAGGATGGCCAAATTGGTAAAAAAAATAAAGCCCCTCTTTTCAGAGGGGCTCTTTTTTTATTCTTCGATAAGAGGCATTAGGAGGGTCATTTCGGTAGGAGTAAAGTCTAAATCTTCAATCGCGGCTAAACTAATCTTTTCACAATTAATTTCAACCTCAGTATTAAGTAATTCAGTAATTTCGGTGTTAAACTCATTAAGTTTATCTTCCTTTAGTTTAACATTACCATTTTCATCTTGTACAAGTTCACCATTTTCATCGGTTTCGCTATACTTCTTAATGATTTCTACACGAGTTGTATTGAAGAAAGTAAGTTCATCTTCAAGTCTCTTTAGTAGCTTAGAAATTTGGAAAGCGGTTTTGCCACGAAGAGATTTGCCAGCAAGTTTTCTTAGCACATCAGTGCTTTCAATAATATCTTTTAATTGTACATTAATCATTCTATATCTTCTCCCCAAGTTGATTTATTATTTTTTAATAGGTGGGAAAAATATTTCCCAATACAAATTGCATCTGCTTCATCCTAGGTACAAGTCTAATTATACCAAATTTTTACTTTATCTTGTGCCAACTTTTTCTTATTTTCTCTATGCTGGTCGCCTTCATTTATTCCACAATATTTACGCCATTCAGATGCATACACTAAATCATGGTCAATGCTAGCTTCAAATATAGTATCAATTAAAACTCCTTGTAAATTAGCAAGTACCTAAAATGTTTTTACCTACATCTATGATGCGCTAGGCCCAAATTTTTGTAGTTGTATATTTTCTAATCCTACAAAATCTGGTTCCCATTCTTTTAACGCGGCTTGAAGCCATTTTTTTACGCTATTAATGCGTTCATCAGTGGGTAAAGAAGCATCTACTTTAAAGGTTCCATAGCTAACCAATACGCGGTTATCATATATTGAATAGCCCGTGATGCCTGTAGCGGCATCAAGTGCTAGAACTCTCTATGTGTCAATCTTTTTGATTGGCACTTTATTTTTTTTGATTTTAAATGGGTCGCCTGCCATACATTTATCACATTGTGGATGTTTACGCCAATTACCATATGTTTGAAATTGACGATGACCGGCAGGACATTCCATTTCTAATTCTGTATTTAGATTTTTATATGTATTACTAATCAATTTCCAGCCCTCTTCGGTTAAATGATTAGCAACACTATAAATATTAATTGTCATTACTTACCTGAACTACCAAAGCCACCTTCACCGCGTTCAGTTTCATCTAGGGTATCAACAGGAACAGCTTTGAAGTGATAACTTGGCATTACAATTAGTTGAGCGATGCGGTCACCCGCGTTAATGGTATAATCAGAATCAGAAATGTTATCATATAAAACACCAAGTGGTCCGCGATATCCAGAATCAATAACGCCAACACTGTTGCTTAAACGTAATGGAGTTTTTGCTCCGATGCTTGAACGAGGAACAATATATGCTACCCATCTTTCTGGTAGAGCAATATGTACGCCTGTGCGAATCATATTTCCAATAGAATGTGCTGGGACAACTACTGTATCAGCCGCATATAGATCAGCCGCGGCATCAGACTCGTGAGCGTAAGTTGGAAGTTGCGTACCTTCTTCTAAAAATACAGAAAGTTTAATATCATATTTATTATAACGTTCAAGAACTTCATCAAAAATACTATAGAAGTTATTAAATACACCATTTAATAATTGACGCTTCTTATTAGAAGGCTTTAATTCTTCAATTAATTCTTCTAGGCTATTTTTTGCTTCATTAAGTTGATTTTGTACATTATTAAATGTATATCCTTGTGTATCATAACTCTTTATTGCTTCTTGAATAATATTTTCTTTAATAGCAGTTGTGAGTGAACCATCAATCGCGCCGATAATACTCTCAACAACGGTATCTGTTAAACTATCATCTGGAATTTCCATGATATAAGTAATCATATCCATAAAAGGTTTTAAATCTTCATTATTTTCAATTAAATCATTAAACTTTTCTAATTCAGACATTTTTATTACCTCACTCATTAAAAGTCTTTTCAAGAGTTACAACAGCCCAACTATCAATAATTTCGCCCTTAGATTTCTTATTTTTTAATACATAGCCAGATTTTGTTAAAGTATAACCTTCTGCAATCTGGTCATTTTTATATCGTTCAATCATTTGAACGGCTTCTTCTTCATTATTCACTCTATGTACTTCCGTATTCTTCATCAACATAGTTCTCATTCTCCTTTTCTTCATTTAGTTTTCTTAATTTTTGAATTAAATCAATATAATTTAATCTTTTAGTAGTTTCTGCAATATTATCTTGAGCTAATTTGTTAAGACCTTTATTTTTAGTTTTCTTAGCAAGTGCTCTACGCTGTGCCCTATTAAGTGGCGGTATATTTTTATTTATTTTTTCTATCGTGAATTTTTTGATATTTTCTAATATCTAATCATCGGTTTCTGCGCCAATAAGATTAGTTGCTTCTTCAATTGAGATACCATTTGCTTTTGCAAATCGCGCAATTAAATCAGGTTTTTCATTTGTTTCAGTAGTTGGTTCTTTTACTTCATTTATTTCACTCATAAAATACACTCCAATATTTTTACAATATGATCAAATTCATCTTTATCTTTTTCTTCCATCAGCCACCACCGCCCGAATTTTTATTATATCCAAATTCTTGTGTCTTAAAAAACTCTATATAATATTTTTCTAAATCGTTTAATTCGTCTTTATCGCAATAAATAATTGGCTCAATAGTCCAGTTCCAAAATCCTGATTTCCAGATTTCATGGTGCACAGCTTGGTCGGCTATTGTTTTTATTCCAATACTTGATTTGAAATGATCTGCTATACGCTTCTTTATATTGGTACTTTTACCAATATAACTTTTACCACTTTCTAAATTTGTTATTTTATAAATACCAGGTTCGTCTTTTATATTTGCCCGTTTGAATGTTTCATCAATATAAGGTTTTACGTATTCCGACCAGACAAGTTTATTGATAATATCAGGATGTTGTACTTTCTATGAAACAGTGGTTACTAAGAAATTAATATCTTCTTTATATTCATCAGGTACTTGTATAGTATAAAATAAACGCTCTTGTTTATCTTTTTCATATTGCTAAATAGGTTCTAATAAACCTTCATAGCGTTTTAACTATCTACTTGTTTCTTCTGTAATGTCAGCCTATGTTTTTTTCCACTATTCAATTATTTCTTTCGCATTGGCTTCCGCTGCGTTTATTCGTTCTTGTGCCTAATTAGTAAAGTTCTGTATTCGTAGGTCTAATGCTTCTTTTCGCTATTCTTCCTACTAAGCAAAATCATCATCTAAAATAAGCTACCGTCGTACTTTTTGCTAATTGAAATAATTTTCTAATTCTTCTGTTCTATCTCTTACAGAATTATTATATCTTTCAATTGCTTGGTCGGATAAAGACTATAATTCATTTATATCTTCTGCTAAATTATTACGCTATTGTATTAATAAAGCAACTTCTGTATCTAATTTATTTCTTTCACTAACATCTAAGGCTTGTTTTTCCTTATATTTTAGGAATAAATAAACAATAATTATTACTAATATTATAGAAACTACCCAACCACCCATTTTATCACATCCTGATTTTTCTCCTTTCTTTATACTCTATTATAACATAACTTTTATAAAAAGTCAAATATTTACTTTAATTTCTGTGAACTAAAAATTATTCCACCAAAGATATTACCAATAATAGTAGCAAGTAGAGTATAAGTAAAAGTAAGGCCGGCAGACATATAATAAAAATCTGCTATACAGTGATTCATACCAGCAAGGATAAAAGTAGCAACTCCTAATACTGTGGCCCAGAGAGGAGTATCTTTATTTGTAGCAAAAGACATCAGCATACCGCAACCAACACCCTTTATAAAAGCAGTAAGAAATGGTTGGGTACTTTTTATCATAGCGATTGCCGCGGCTGCATCGTGTATTTGGCTATAAGATATTGCTGCTATAAGTGCAGCACCAATAAAGTTGCCGAGTAGAATGAGCGGATAATAATACCAAGGATTTTCATTTGTAATCATATATTGGATTTTACCAGTGAATAGGTGTAATCCATAAATTCTTACAGTTAATAATCCACAAGAAAATAATACTGCTCCAACAATTGGGCTAGGAGCCATGAGATACGCCCAACCACCTAGCCCAATAGCAAGTCCTGCAATAATTGATTTTAAAAACTTATTTAGCATTTCTCATAGCTCCTAAATTTATAATTCGTTGATTTGATGAACCACGTAGAGGAAGTGTTGTATCACGCTTATCTTGCTCATAACGACCATCAATTAAAGTATCTACTTGTTCTAAAATACTTCCTAAAAGAGGTTCATTTTTTTCTCTCTCTAAAAGTTCTTCATAAGTATATCCAGTCCAAAGATAAATTATAGTATCTGGATAAATAAAATTTATAGCGGTAATTAATAGATTTACATCATATAAGTTTTCTTCACACAATGGTTCGCCGCCAAGAATACTTAATCGTCTTTCAACGCCATTTTTGCATAATTTATTAAGAATTTCTCGTATTTTATCTGATGTAAAATCTTCACCATAATTAAAATCCCATGCTTCTGGATTCTAACAACCGGGGCAATGGAAGTGGCATCCAGAAAAATAAACCGATAGGGAGATACCGGGCGCAGCCGCGGTATCATCCCAATAAATACCAGCAATTTTACTCATTAATGTATATGTTGAACTCTTTGTTCTGTTTCTTTTTGTTTGCCCCAATTAAATGCATCTTTATATGAACCAGTTAGGTATCCAGTAACGCGGCGTAGTCTGGAAATATTGGTACTACCACATTGAGGACACTTTTCACCAATTTCATCTTCATAGCCACAATCATTACAACTATCAAGGGGAATATTTAATGCAAAATATGGAATGTCATGATCCATAGCATAATTTACAATAGTTTCAAGAGCATCTATATTATTCTTTACACCAGAAGGAACTTCAACATAAGTAATACATCCAGCACTAGAATATCCCGTTAATTGACTTTCAATATCAATTTTATCAAATACTGAAATTTCATGCCATACTGGAACATGCATACTATTTGTAAAATATTCACGGTCAGATACATTTGGAATTTCACCATATTTTGCTTTAAATTTCTTCATAGCAGTATAACAAAGATTTTCGGCGGGAGTATAATATACACCAAAGTTTAGACTATATTCTTTCTTAAATTCAGCACATCTATCCTTAAATAATTGTTCAATTCGTTTAGCTAATTCCATACCTTTTTCTGTTGTATGGTCACAACCAATTAGAATTTGTAATGTCTCAGCTAATCCTAATTGACCAATTACCAATGTTCCATGTTTTAATGCTGAACGGATGCCTTCTTCTGGATGATAGCCAAGCATTGTATGATTTTCATACATGAACTTTGCGGCAGAAGCATCTTGACTACAAATCCAATCAAAGCGTTCTAAAAGCATATCTTTGGCTTCGTGGATTTTTTTATCAAGTAAGTTTAAGAAAGCATCTTCAACTGAACGAGTACCTAAAACACAACTATCAGCCTCTGTTAGTTTTTCTTTATTAAAATTAATATTTACTTTTTGATATGCTTCTTTTGCTTCCATAGCAAGAGTAGGCATTATAATAGTTACTGGGCAAATGTTCCCGCGGCCATCCTTCATTTGAGGATTGACGCCAGGTTCTGCATTTATATCAGAAAGGTTCGCTGTTCTACAACCCATTGTAGAGAAATAAGTGCGTGGGTCATTTACATCATATCCAGCCGCGTTAGTCCAATCTACATTAGCATAATTAGGATAAATTCTACGGGCAGTTGATTCAAGAGCAAGACGGAACATATCATAATTTGGATCGCCAGGTTCTCTATTTACACCTTTCATACATTGGAAAATACCACAGGGGAAAATAGGTGTTTTATGGAATTTACCTACTCCTTTAATTGAACCTTCAAGTAAGGCTTTAATTACCATACGACCTTCAGGTAAAGTACAAGTTCCATAATTAATAGAAGTGAAAGGTAATTGATTACCACTACGACTTTGTAAAGTATTAAGATTGTGATACATACCTTCAACTGCTTGTTTTAATTCACGTTTAGTCATTTCCATAGCACTATCATATATAGAAGAAGGAAAACATCCATATATATCTAAATCATCTATGCTAATATCTTCTGGTTTTTTCTCTTTAGTTTGTATTTCAAATATTTCAGGAAGAGTTTTTTCATGTAATAATTTTATATTCCACCAACCTCTATCAGTATTCTATATAATTTTACAAACTTCTTGTAAATGTTTATAAAAACTTTTCCTCACATAAGGTACCATAGTCCAATCTAAATGCGTCGCGGCAACACCACCAAATTGCATTAGTGATTGTAATTGGAAAATAACAGCAACAAGTTGGAAAGCAGTATTTATACTGTTAGCTGGCCGCACATCTGTTTGACGAGTATTAAATCCATTAGCTAGTAAATCATCAAACGGAATTGATAAACAATTATGGTCGCCAAGAGCATAATGGTCTAAATCGTGAATATATATTTTATTATTTAGATGATTATTACGCGCCATTGGAGAAAGTAAAAAATCTAAAGCATATTGTTTAGTAAGAACGCCAGAAGCCTCACCTAAGCGACCACCAAATGAATGTTCATCAACATTAGCATTTTGATTTACTACATTTGAAGCACTTAATTTTTCACTAATTGCTCTGATAAATTCAGTGGAGCAGGAACGCATTACACCTCGTTTATATCTATATTTTACATATGCTTTACCAACAATATGGTCATAGTCGGTTAAATAATCTTCTACTAATTCTTGAATATCTTCTACCCCAAGTGGCTCATCATATTCATTAGCAACTTCTTGAATTTCATCTGCTATTGTTTGAGCCACTTTTTCACCATAAGATAAATTATATTCATCATTATATATATCTTTATATGCTTTATTTATAGCACTTTCAATTTTACTTTTATCAAAAGGTACTAACTCACCAGTGCGTTTTCTAATTTGTAATTTCATAACTATCACTCTCCTAATTGCTTTCCGCAATAGGGACAATGACCATTTTTAGGTTCCCAATTAAATTTATCTGATTGATGCGGACAAGCCTTTTGATTTTCATCTATTTTTTCTTTTATCTATTTTATCTTATCTGATTTTTCCATTGTAGATAGAGCTTGTTTTAATTCATTTTCCAATAGCTCATGATAAGAAATGATTTGTTCTATTGTCATACTCTCCAAAACCCCCTATTTGATAATGTGGTATATGTTTGATTAAATAAATCTTTTACATTAGGGTATTTTTCTAGTATTAAATCTCTTTCTTTTCTCGCGGGAGTAGGTCTGCCGCTAGCACAAATAAGTGTGCGTTCAGCAAGAGATTTAGTTTTTTTCGTGGCCCCACAAGACCAAGTTTCTACTAATCTTGAAATATTTGGTAACGGGTCTATAAAACCTAATTTTGGTTGTAAGTATTTTATTTTAATTGGAATATCACAACTCCAAAAAGAATATAATAAATTTAATTTATAAATAAAATTTTCAAAATATTGTATTGAATAACGAAAATCTCCTCCTAATGTAAGATATACATTAGAAGAAGTCATAACGTCAGCTAAAAATTTATTTTTATAATGCTTTAACATATAATAAACTTCTGATAATGGGATATTTAAATCTAAAATAAGTTCATTTTGACGACTAACTTTAGCTTTATTTCTAATACCGAAATATTGTGTTAGCGTATTACAAATAATGGGATGAATAGTTACAATAGAAGCAGGATTACGTTCTATTATATTATCAATAATATCTTCCCAGTAAGGATTAAAAAAATCTTTATCAAATATAAAAAATCTTTTCTTTGGCCGCACTGGTGGAATTGGAAGTTTATTCTTTCCAGCTACCATCCTATAATAGCTATCATCTAATGTGTGAGAAATGATTTGAGATTTTACACCGTCTTGATATTTTCTTTTCAATATCTCCTTGTAAATGGCAGGCCGTGGAATAGTATAATCAATGAGTTCTTCTTCAAAAGGAATATATTTATTAGTAAAATTTGTTCCTCCAAAGATTATATTATTTACCTTTAAGAAGGCCGGTGGTATTTTAATCTATTTCTCACTTTCACTAAAAAAATATATTTTATCATAACAAGTTAATTCAGTTTCATCTAAATCTATTAAACGACAAAAGGTATTTTTTTCATTTCTATAATAAGTAGCTAATTTCATAATTTCAATGTTAGGGATAAGGGAAGTGGTAGAAGTAGAAGAATAAAAATCATAATCTACTAAACCAATCATTATTCTTCTACCTCCACACGTTCATATTGGAAATCTAAATGCTCATCTTCAATATTTGTTATTTTAGAGATTACTGGAAATACAGAATCTTTGCGTTTCTTTGGGATGAAGTTATCGCCGCGACGAATACCTTGAATCATAAGCATTGTGCCGCGAGAGAACCAACTTTTTTCTAAAACATGCTTCTTACCATCCTCGCCCTTTTGTGAAATTTGCTTATCATATAATGAATATTGATTTTTATAAATTTTAACTTGAACAACACCAGTCGGTGTTAATAATGAAATTGTATTCTTTAACTTATTCTTATCAATTACAGTTCCAACAATTCTTCTTAACTTAAATACTTTTACTTCTTGTCCATTACTACCTATAAAACTATAATCAATTTCTGGTTCTTCAGGGAGTGAAAAGAAATCATCATATGATTTTCTGACACTTTCTAACTCGTGGTCGTGATAATAGAAAGAAATACTTTCCATTTCCCATTTTGAAATTGAACCTTGCCCATATTTACCAGCAACATCATTGTACAATGATTCATTTAATGCATTTAACATTTCTGTTGTATGTGATTTTAAATATAGGCGCATTGGTTCCATTGCTTTTTTATATACATTATCCCATTTCTTTTGAGAGATAAGATTGCCATTATCTATTAAGTCTGCGTCGAAATTTGTAGAAATAAAATCTACTGCTGCATTAGTTAATTCATAATCTAATCCTGTTTTATAAGATTTTAAAAACTTATTAAACAAGAATAATTTTGCATAGAAATTCATTTCTTCTGGAATTAACTCTTTGTTAATTAACATTTGCATATTCTGCAAAGTTAATCTTTGTTTTTTATCTGCAATACTATTAAGATAATTTTTCATTATATCTTCGCGCGGAATACCTTCAATTTCATCAAAGGCGCCAGACTTAATAAGATTTACTGTTGGAAGTTTTGTTGTATGATTTTTTTCCATAAAATCATTAAATGATGAATATGGACGATTCTTCATTATCAATTTAATAATATCGTTTGAAACACGAGTAATGCCGCGAAGACCATATGTAATACTATTCTGTTCTACATTTGGAGTGAATGTAAAACTAGATGTATTTACGTTTGGAGGAAGAATATTAATTCCATAAGAACGGAAACGTCCAATGGCACGAGCAATTTTACCATAAGATACAGTTTTCTTTGCTCTCTTCACCTTTTCCTTAGTTTTTACTTCCTCTTCATCCTCATTTTCATCTTCGTCATCATCATCTTCTTCTTCAACTATACCATTATTTTCCGCCGCTTCGTCTTGGTCAATATCTGCGGCATCTTCTTCTTCATCTATACCAGCACTATCAACAATCAAGTTTGCTGTATTCCAAAATATTGTTGGATAATTACAAGCTAAATTCATATTCTGCAAACCAACAAGACTATATGCTAATGTATGAGATAAGTTGAATGAATAACCGCGTTGTGTATTGACAAGAACATGCCAGAAATAATCACACAAATTTATATCTAAATTCTTTTCTTTTACTGTATCATAATATTTTTTAGATAATTCTTCATAAAGAGCTGGGTCCTTTTTCGCGATTGACTTTCTTAACATATCGCTATCTTTTAAGCTCCAACCACCAAGTCGAGGATTTTGAATCATGGACATAATATCTTCCTGTGAAGCACAAATACCATACTCATAATCCAGATAACTATGAAGAATATTCTTTTGTTCTTCTGTTAAATTATATTTATCCATTTCTCTATCCCATAGAGAAGGATTATTTTTAAATCGTGCATATTTTTCAAGGGGTTGTTCTGCGCCTTTTTCACTAGCCATTAGACGCATAATTGAATTTAATGCTGCCATTTCTTCGACAGAAGTTGGTTTTGCTAATGAAATGCCTTGAATACCTTGTGGTGTATCAAACTGGAATACGCTCAAAATTTCATTTTTTGCCAATCTATCCCACATTTCAGGATTATTACGATTTAGTTTATATACACCAATTGCGGCTTCATATGTTTCTCGCAAAGTTGGCTTACTTTCTATATATCCATATTGAACTAATAAATCTAAACAAGTTCTCATACGAGTTAGATTTAATGTAGCCAATAAGTCAATTTTTACATTACTTACTTCTTCACTTTCATGTAAGTCCCATGCAGTTACCCATTCACCGCTATTTAGCTTGATTAATGAGTTAGTTTCTGTAATATCTTCATCAACAATAACAACGCCACCAGCGTGACAACCACAACCACATTGAAGTCCTTCAATTTTCTGTGCTACTGCCCATAAGTCTGGATGTTTCCGCATTTCTTCTTGGAAAGTTTTATTTGGAGGAATATCGTTTTCTTCATCACCATAATATGTAACTTTTAAAGAACGTTGAATACCTCTATCACTTTCAATTAATCCTGCGATAGCCTGTGCTGTATCTACATCTATATTTAAACCGCGTGCCGCAGTTAAAATTGCTGATTTTGATGCTTCTGTTCTTTCTGTACCAACACGAACTACACGAAGTTCACCATAATGATTTTGAAGAGCTTCAATTACTTTATTACGACGATTACTTTGAACGTCACTATCAATATCAAGAATACTCGCGCGCTCAGGATTTAAGAAACGCCAATAGAAAAGAGGAACCTTCTCAACCATTGGGTCAATTTGAATAATATCTAATAGATAATTGAGGTAAAAACCTACACCAGAACCACGTCCTGGTCCGACTAATGTATCACCTTCATCCCAGGCAATTTTAATATAATCCGCAACCTGTAAGAAATACTTAGACCATTTTAAATTTTGTTTTTCTGATGCGTTCCATACTACTTCAAGTTCTGTATTCATTCGTTTAATACGCTCTTCTGTCCAATAATAACTTGGATTTGTTTCACATTTATCAATAATTCTTCTAATGAATACTCTATCCGCGGGTTCTTCTGATACTAAAAATTTACACCATATTGGTGCAAGTTTATTAGTTACAATATAACTTTCATTTGCCTTTTTAATATCTGCTGTGGAAGGAAGATAAGGAAGTTTAAATGGTTTTCTTAAATCATATTGTTTTACTCTTTCACCGATTAGTTTAGTGTTATTCATAAACATTTCAACTAAATCAGCGCTATTATATTTGTCCATATAAGAATGAATTTCTTCTGGCCGCATCATATATGTAGTCGCGTAAAACTCATCTACCTCGCGGTCGCCATCTTTTGAATTTAGATATGCTTTATGCAAGCCTCTATCTTCTTTTGTTAAATAATGGCTATCTGTTGTGATAATCGCGGGAATGCCTAATTTTTCTGAAAAGTTTATTAACCATTGATTTACATAAATTTGTTCCTGATTATCAGAAGGTTGAAGTTCAAAAAAGAAATTACCTTCTCCAAAAATACTTTGTAGATATTTACACCATTGTTCTAATTTATTAATTTCTTCTTCAAATGCTTGTGGCATAATTCTTTCAAGCTTACTATTTTTTAACATTGACTTTCCAAAATATCCGCCGATACAAGCTGTACTACCTACCACATGACCTGGATTACTTCCGATAATTTCTTCTAAATCACTATAATAGGTTGGCACACGGCGCATTTTACTTTTCATAAAACTTTGCCCGTATGCTCTGGTAGATAATTGTCTAATTTGTTTATGGCCTTCTTCGTCAAGAGCAAGAAGAATGAAATGATAAAAACTATCTTTTTTACTATCGTAATTTTCGGAATTTAATCCATTACGACAAAGATAAATTTCATTACCAAGAATAAGTTTAAAATTATTCCATCTTTCATCTTCTTTACGTTTTTTATCTACATATTTAATTGCTTTGATATGACTATTAACTGTTTCATGTTCTGTTAATGCTATACCTTCTAATCTAATATCAAACGCATATTGAATTAAATCTTCAATAATATTTATAGAATCTACGAGTCTTGCATTACTAGCACAAGTATGATTATGTAAACTATACATTATATCACTCTCCTATTCTATAATTATTGTAACATATTTTTAATATTTTGTCAAGTATAAAGTCTAATTAACTTGTTCTTCATATTCATCTATATCCTTTTCTTTTTGAATTGTTAAGCAAGCAGCATTATGTTCGTGCCACTGTACAGGGCAGTTATCTTCATATTTACATTCTTCACAGTCTAAAATTTTAGAATTCATATTTACTCAAATCCTTTTCAAAATCATAATCATCGCAGAATACTTGAACTGATGTGCGGCCAGCAAAAGTATTTAAGTTTGCTCGTCCGTAAATAGTTAATGTTTTTGTTCTATTAGTCATTACTTCTTCTACAAAATTTATATCTTTGAAGCGAATATAATCTATACCATTATAAGAAATCTTCATACTATCTTTATTTGCTCCCATCGCCATAATATTAGCTAAGGAGATATTTTTGATTACAAACCTAATTTCTTCAATATGATTGCCAAAATATTCTGGATGTTCAGCTAAACTATATAATAATGGACTAATATTTTGTTTAGCATCTAATATATAATCTACAAGATAACAATTTTCAAAATCCTCTGCATTTAGTTTTGTATTTGCGTATTTAAATAAATCATCAATTTTATTACCATTGATACCAAATCCTGCTGCGCCATCATGTCCCGCAACATAAGTTACTAATGCACTATCTTCTAAAAACTTTTTAAAACTTGGTAATCCAGCAAAATTATTATCACTTCTAATACTACCTTGAATTTCATTCTTACTATTGCGGCGACCTATCATACATGGTTTGTGGTATTTAGATACGGCTGCCATTGCGACAAGACCGGTTAATTCTTGTGGAATATCATCGGATGATTCAAGTTCAACTAAAATAATATTATTATCTAATAAACCATTTTTTTGAATTTTAAAATCAACTAAGTCTACTGCCTTTTCTTTTAGTTTATCTTGCCTTGCTTTTGCATTTTTACCTACTCGGGCGGTTTGTTCTGCGGCAGTTTCTATTTCTCCTTGCTTTGCTCCACGTTTTGTGCTTTGCATTGGCCTATCAGGTTCAATGAAACAATAAAACATTGCTTCTTTTTCTATACGAGAACCAACACGAGTTATAGCGTTAATAAGTGGAGCGATATAAAAAGCAATGTCAATAGAAGTAAGACCAGGCCAAGGATAAGATGCTTTTTCTTTTAGTGTAAATGATTGTGACTCTAAAAGCACTTGAAATCCTTTATTATTTATTGAGGATAAACCATTAGTAATTAAATAATTAGTTTCAGCAGTAGTTTTATCCATGACGTCCGCGATTTCACCTAATGCAACTAAATCTAAGAAATTACGAGATAATTCTACTCCTAATGTATCATCTAACACTTCACAAAATTTATAAGTCACGCCTGCACCACAAAGTGATTTATTTTCATAGTTTTTAGATAATTGATTATTAATAATAATAGTATTAGTAGCAGTAGAAACTACTGGCTCTCCATTGTCATTATATAACTATTCGTGATGGTCTAAAATAAGACAATCAATTCCTAATTGTTCCAGCCGCGAATGTTCTTTTACATCAAAGCTAGCACTATCAGGGCAAATAACTAAATTATATACTGGATCATCTTCAATTTCATCAATTACATCACTTAAGCCGTGTTGTTTATGACTATGTACCATAAAATTTAAAGAAGCATTTGGAAATATATGCTTTATATATAGCCAAAGAATAGCAGAACTTGTAAATCCGTCTGCATCAGCATCTACAATAAATAATATATTATTATTTGCTCGCAGATGTTTTAACAACATTTCTACTCCTGCTTCTATATTATCTAAATCATATGGATTTAATTCACAAGCAAATGTAGGATGTAAAAATTTATCAATTTCTTTTACTCCTCTATCTATTAAAATTGCTTGTAAAGCCTAATCTGGATTTGATGGATAATTATTTCTTAACTTATATCTCATTACTATTCTCCTTACTTTACTTTTACTCTTGTTTTATATAAATGTTCAAATACATCTTTACCTCGGTCATAAGGTGAATCTTTTTCTTTTAGGACATTATCAAAGTCCCATATATATGAAAAGGTTGCTTGATTTCTATACTTTCTACAAAGAGAAATTAATTTTTCTCTATACTTTTTTGCTTTTTCATCATGACAATCTTCATATTCTTTATCAAGAGCAACAATTATTTCATTTGCTCCAAGAATATTTGTTAATAAACTAATATGATATTTATTAAAAGTTGAACCACAGCAGGCGACTGCGTTACTTAAATCTCCATAATAACCATCATCAAGTAGTACTGATTTTTCACCTTCAACAATAATAGCACTTCGTCTATATTGAATACCAATTTGATGTTCATAAATACCATATAGATTAAACTGTAACTGATGTGTATATATTTTATCTCCTATTTGAATAGGACGATATTTACCTAATTCAATATCTTCTGGCTCAATAGAACGTGCGCGAATACCTATTAGACGCCCATTTATATCAAAATGTGGAATAATGATTTTATTTTGTCCAATTGAAAAACTAATTTGAAATCTATCCATAGACTCTTTTGTTATTCCATCTCTTAACCATAATGGATGATAATATTTTGTAAAATATGATAATACAACTTCAGGATATTCATCTAAAATAGGAATATTTTTTGTATATTTATATCTATCTCTATCTAATTCTTCTCCACGATTTTTTCGTTCTTTAATATGTGTAATTTGTTTTAAGCAATGTTTTACATAGTCTTCTGCTTCATCATCTGTGATGTCTCGGTTTTCATTTACACTAATAAATTTTTTATATAATGTAAAAATTGACATTGCTTCATTACATTCTGTATAACAGCGAAAAATTTTATTATTTTGATACCAATATAATTTCATGCTTTCCGCCGCGTGAAGAGGATTATGACAAATAGTAGGACAAATTAAATAATCTTTTTCTTTATATACTGCTATTTGATCTACACCCAAACTTTCTAAAAAAGTTTTTACATCTTCTAAGGTAATAGAGTTTATAATATCTTGTTTAGTTATATCTATATAATCTAATTCAGTATCTTGCTCTTTTAATGTCGTCAACATTTAAGTTCATTCTCCCAATCTTTTATTGGTTCTTCTATTAATGGTGCAACTATTTCTATTATTCCATTATTAGATATTGGACAATTATCTGCATTTGTTATAAATAAATCTTTTCTATATCCAGTTCCCAAGTGAAGACTTAACCATATTCTAACATTTTTATATTGACCGCGGCGCATTTTATAAATATCAATAATATGAGTTGGTTTATTTTCAATCAAACTTGCATCTAATCTACCATCTCTCGCGGCCATCTTAAATGTAGGGAGTAAGTTATTCCATACTTTATCGCTTACTCTTGTCATTATATAACCCATATCTGCTTTATCAGCAATACTTTTTGCACCACGAATACAAGTTTCATTTTTAAATTCACCATCATCCATCATTGCACCAGCGTTTACCTGTGTTGCTGAAAAGATAAATACATTATAATCTTTTGCCAATTGTTTTAATTGATTTGCCATCATCATAAGAATACTATCTTCACGCAGATTATTTTTTGCAAACTGGTTCATCATACTTGCTGTTGTATGGATGTAGTCAAAAAATATATATTTAACTTGGTCAATTGTAGTATATTTTTTAATTGTTGCTTCTACATTGACAAGATTTGGTTCACTAATCTCTTCAATGATAAAATATCCGCTATAATCTTTCATAATTTTTGCCGCATACTTAACTCTAGTTAATTCTCCTAAATCATATTTCCCACGGAGGATATGGTCTTCATCTACTCCAGATAAATATGCCAGCATAATAGTTTGTAATTCTTCTTTATCCATCTCTGTTACGATGAATAATACTTTTCGTGGTTGTAAAACTTCACCCGTTTCTTTTTCTATATCATGTATAAAACATCGTAAGTCATGAGACCACCTAACAGGATAGGCTAACTTACATGCATCAAAAACTGAAGTTCTTGTTTTACCTGCATTAGTGCTTGCAGATTTTAAGTAAAAACATCCTTGTCTTGCGCCGCGGCAAGCATGATTGAATATTTTCCCTTCTAAGCATGGGCCAATATTTGGATTTTTTTGTAATGATTCAATTAATTCAACTACTCCTTCTGCAGGGTCTCCTTTTGTTTTGCCACCATTTAAAAAGTCTCGTCTAATAATATTATATTTACTTTCAACTGAATTTAAAATATCTTCAAGAGAAGAATCATCAAAATGTTTTTGTGTTTGTGTTTCTTTCAATGGATCATTATTTTCTTTATCATCAATATAAAACTCGCTAATATCATATTTTTCTGCTTTTAATCGACGAAGTAAAGCATATTTCTTTACTCTTTTATAAAACATATCAAAATTACTTGGCTTCGCGTTTTCATAGGCATCTTTTATAAAATCTAATCCATTTTCTCTTTTATATATATCAAGAGCTAGATTATTTGTTCTATATAGTTCTTGGTCTACTTCAATTGGAGTAATACTTTTTGCTCCATTATCATATAAATGCTGTATTGTAATTAAGCATACTCTATATATTGACCCATCAAAATCTGCTGGTGATAAATCTGTGTATTCTAAAAAAAGAAGCGGATTTTGCATTAAAGACCCTATAACTTCACGATAAGCTGCCTTATCTGATAAAGTCATCCAAATCCTCCTCTCATAACCAATCTTCAAAATTCCATTGCTCTTTTTGTTTTTCTTTATTTTCTTGTATAGGAGCACTATATTCTTTTATTTCAACTGACGCCGCGGCGGCAATTGTTCCTACAGAAGCAGTTTGATTTCTTTTATATTTTTTCATTTCTTCCACATTTCTTGGATTAACTAAGGCTAATGAAGAAGACAATTTTTTTACCTTCTTTACATTATACAAATAATCTAAACAATCTGCGATTACATTATCTGTATATCCATAAGTATCCATTATTCTTTTTCTATCTGTATTAATTCGCGGCCAGTTAGCACTATCTCCAAATATAAGATATACTCTTAATCTAAAATGATCATTTGCCTATTTTTCAGCAAGACATTTCGGACAATAATTATGTAGTGTTTTTACCCCAGGCGAGGCATATGCTACTAATTCTTCTCTTAATGTATCTGTCTTACACTTAAAACACTTTAATGTTTTTTTAGTCATAATCTCACCCCTTATAATAAGTATATCATAATTTTGATAAAAAGTCAAATAAAACGAGAGCGTTCTAAAACTAGAACGCTCTCTCCGCTCCTTCTACACATGGTAGATGAGCTTACATAAGTTCTTTCATTTCATCTATAAACAATTCAACCAAGTCAGTTTGAGAAGGAACTGCTTGACTGATTTTAAATTCTTCTGAGCCAAATACTCGTTTAATAATATCACGCATGATATTTGCTCGTCTGTCAGTATCTTCATCATCTTTAGCTTGACCGAGATAAGTCATCCAGATTTCTTTAGCTTCATCCATAACCTCTTGGAAAGGACGAGCTTTTACTTGAGCAATTTCAGTGTTATCTGTTACTTCTGCCCCATCTTTTTCAACGGCGGCATCAATAGCGTCACCAATTGCTGATACTAATTCTTTATAACCGAATTTAATCTTTGGAGCAAGGTATTGATATCTAGAACCTGCAAAAACATTTGGTGTTGAGCGAGTATATAGATAACGCTCTGTGGAACCATCGGGGTTCATTTGAACTTGTAGATAACCAATAATGTCAACAATACTATTAATAATTGTATAGGCATTGTTTGGAAGGTCAGGAGCAACTGCGGTAATAGCATTTCCTTCTTCATCCCGCATTTCAGTTGGTCTATCTTTTGCGTGAGCAATAAATAAAATACCAAAACCAAGTAAAGTAATTTCACGCCAACATTCAGAGAACTCTGTCTTTACCATATTCCAACCTTGACCCCAAGGAACATCACGAATACTATCAACACTTTCACGCTGACATATATATTGTTCACAAAGCTGCCAAGCAATAGACGCAGTATCTACTACAATACTATCATACATTTCTTTAGCTTGTGGCTTCCTTAACTGGCTCAAAACCTTTTTAAAGTCCGTCCAGCGAAGGATTGGAACACCACGAATACCAGCTAAAGCATTTGTGCCTTGCTCAAAATTTAGGAATAGTGCACGAGGCAATTGAGAGCCAAAAGTGGATTTACCACTTTTAGGCTAACCATAAATTAAAAGGAACTTTCCCTTGAGGTCACGAGATATTTTTGATGGCTCAAGAGAAAAAATATCAATATTCGCCATACATCATACCTCCTAAAAAACTGGGAATATTATTCCCAGTTATATTTAGAAGCGTTAGAAGTCGTAGCAGAAGCAGTACTCTTATTTTTAGCATCAATTTGTAACTGTTCAATTTCTGCCTTACGAACATTAAATCCTTTCTTAATTTCTGCAGGATCATAAGCAAAATCTTCTTCTTTACCTTCATCATCACCCTTAGTGATAATAAGTTCACGAATCATACGAGTTGTAGTTTCGGGAATTTCTTCACCCCAAGAACTTGAAGAGGGAGCAGGCTTTTCTTCCATAGAAGTTACGCGAATACGACCACGAACAGAGTTTGTATCATTTACATTCCAGTGTTCGCTGATGTAATCTACTGTGTCAGGATTTTCTACGATGAACTGTAGAACATCTACCTTACCACCATACTGAACAATTGCACCCTTGATAACTAAACGACCAGTTTCATCACCTTCGCGGTCAATTTCAGGACTCATATCCATAATGAAAATATCGAGATTAAAAGAAGCTACATCCGCAGTTGAACCACTATTAATGAAAGAGGTGTTAATTTGCCAACCACTAATTAATTGACCGCTCTTAGATATAAAGTTATTTTCACGAATATTCGCACCGGTAATACGAACTGTATCCGCGCCATCAATACCGTTATCCTGCGCGGTTTTCATATTACGAAGATCTTGAATACTTTTGAAAGCTGGATTTGCAGTGCCATCTTTCTTAAACTTAGAAGCAAACATACTTACAGGAATTTCACTTACTTCTTCGTGGCCGCCAAAAGTCTAAGCTACGCGAACAGTAATGTTTGCCCTATCATAAGGGGCACCATCTTTTGTCTTTCCACTATTAAAAGTTGCATCTAATAATTTACCTACAATTGTTACTTTATTATTTCCTTGATCTGCTAATGTTTTCATATTTCATTCCACCTTATTTTTTTCTTTTATTATATTATAATTTTTAATAATTGTCAATAGAATTAATGGCCCCACTTTTGTGGGGCCACCACAAGAACCGCTTTCACGATTCCGAAAACTGTTTCCACACCTGGTGGATCAGATATTATTCAGCTTCCTTCGCGGCCTTGGCAGCAGCACGTTCTGCGGCGCGAGCAGCCTTAGCAGCTTCCCTTTCAGCTAACTTTTGAGCTTCTTCGGCTACGGGGTCATAAGCTAGACCGGCTTCAGTTAGGGTGTGATATAGAACATTCTTAACCTGAGCCTTACGAGTTTCAGTAGCTTCAGTTACGACTACTTCTTCAGTACGAGTAGTAGCAGCATAGCCCTTCTTAATTAGACCATTTAGACTACCAGTTACAGCGGGTACGGATACACCAACAGCTTCAGCGATTTCGGCCTTACTAAATTCCTTGCCATAGTTCTTCTTTAGAAAGTTTAGTACTAATTCTGAGTTCTAAGTCATAGTTAATCAATCTCCTTTGTTTTGTTTATTCAATTAATTATATTATTTATATTAAAGCGGCAGGAATTTTCCTTCCTCTTTATATATCTATTATAACAGAAATTTGTGAAATTGTCAAATATTAGATTTTTTTCTTTATTCAACTTTTTCCCTTCTTTCTGTATATATTATAACATAAATTTTTATAGAAGTCAAATATTAGTTTTCAGAAATTTTAAATAATTCTTTAGCTAATGTTTTTGTTTTTTCAGGATCATCTTTTGTTTCATCAATAATACGGGAGAGCTTAGGAATTACATCTATTTTATAATTATTTATTGCTTGCTGACTGGCTTTAATACGATCTTGAATATTATTTATAATAATATAACTAGCTGCGAGAAGTTTAGTATATTCATTATAAGTAAGTTCTTCGTTAGTTGTAAGATTATCTTCTAATTTTTGATAATCATTACGCATAACCTCCGCAGTATTATAACCCTATGTGTCTCCCTACTTTTTATCATAGTCCATTACCTATTCTGCTAATACCGCAGTAGTGTGGCACATTTCGGTAAATAACTTTTTATATGCACTATCCATATTTATACCTCACATAATTTCAATATTTTTACTGCGGGTATCAATAATACGGACACCCACTGTAGAACGATTTTGAACAGGAATTGTATTTATATCTAATAATACAGCCTTATTATTTGCTGATACAAATAACTTTGTTTGAGAAAGAGGAACTGCATATATCGCGGCAATTTGTTCTTCTTTTAATGTCATAACCTGACTGCCGCGACTACCACGAGAAATCATATTAAAATCTTCAATCGCAGTAATTTTTCCCCTACCTGATGTATCTATTGTTAAGATACCTTTATATTCAACATCCTTTTTAATAATTGTTGCTGATTGGATATATTCATTTTTCATTAACTTAATAGCTTTCACACCTTTAGTAACACGGCCGGTAAATGATATATCTTCTACTGAATAGAAATTATAATAACCAGAAGAATTAACAACGAAGATTTTATCTTCACCAGTTAAAGAAAGATATGCACCAATTAAAGTATCATTTTCTTCTAACTTTACTGCGACGACGCCTTTTTTCGCACGAGCACTATATTCTGTAATAGAACTCTTTTTAATATATCCATTTTTACTAATAGTAATCAAACTATTATAAGCATTAAATGACGTAGCATCAATTAATAGGATGACTTTTTCATTTTCTTGTAAAGCAAGTAGTTCATAAATACTATAATCTTTACCATACTCTAAATTACTAATAGAAAGATTATACATTCTACCAATATTTGTAAAAGCAGTAATTAATCCCAGATTAGTAGTATATAAAGTATTGATTAAGTTTGTATTCTTAGGAGGCTTAATATTTACGCCTTTATTACCACGTTTGCCGCCTTGTAAATCTTCCTTTTTGATTACACGAAGCATATTATTATCAAATAACATAACTCCTACTTCTTCTTCAGGAGTAGTTTCTACTGGTTCATCTTCGGTAGGTAAAATATTCGTTATTTTTGTGCGTCGTGCATCGCCATATTTATTAGCTACTTCTTGTAAAGTTTTAATTAGTTCATTGTTTAAAGCCGTAGTATCAATTAATAAGTGTTGATACTCCGAGATTTTTCTACCAAGTTCTTCCAATTCATCATTTAATTTTATAATGTCTAATTTGGTTAAACTTGATAGTTTCATCGCAAGAATTGCCTTTGCTTGTTCTTCATTAAATCCATATGTAGCAATTAATTTTTGTGATGCTTCTGTTGGATTTGAAGAAGAACGAATAAGCGCAACAACTTCATCAATAATTGAATATGCTTTTATTAGACCTTCTACGATATTTTTTCTAATAAGAGCTTTATCTAAATCAAATTGAATAATATTACATTTACATTCATGAATATGATTAATATAGGCATCACATGCTTCTCTCCAACCAAATACACGAGGGAAACGTCCTTTATCAAGTAAAATCATATTGATTGAAAACCAATTTTCAAGAGAAGTATCTTTATACAGTTTTTCAATCATTTTTTTTGGATTTGCGCTTTTTGTTAAGTAGATACGAATATCTGCAACTTTTTTTGTATGGTCTACAACTTTATCAATACCATAGTTTGGGTCATTAGTTGTTAGTTCAGCTAATTGGTCTATAATAGTATTTGTAAAAACTCCATGAGGAAGTTCAGTTGCTTTAATTAAGTTTTGATCTGGAATATATTCTAATGTTGCTCTTAGTCTAACAGAAGCACCCTTACCATATCTTAAACTTTCTTTTACAGCTTGAGAATTTGTAATGATTCCGCCGCATGCAAAGTCAGGAGCACAGTAAATTTCATCAAAACTTATTTCTGGATTTTGGATAATTTTAATTAGTGCTTCATTTACTTCTTTCAGATTAAATTGAGGAACACTTGTTGCCATAGCCACAGCAATACCGGAACAACCATTTACAATATTCCAATATCCAATAGAAGGAAATACAGATGGAATTTCTTCTGTATCGTCATAGTTCCAATACCATTGTTCTCCAATAGCATTTTTCTTTAATCCATTAAATAGATAATCTGTTAATTCGCTAGAACGCATTTCAACATAGCGCGCGGCCGCATGACTATCTGGAGAAGAAGGATTACCATAGCTACCTTGAACTTCTTCAAGTGGGTAATGATAAGACCAAGGACGAGCAGAACGAATAAATGTATCATACATTGCCACATCGCCATGGACATATGATTGCGTCATCGCGGCGGCGACAGATTTCTGGGCTTTCTGGAATTTATCTTTATGCGTTAATTTGTTGGTGTATTGAGCATAAAGACCTTGTCGTAAGCCAATTTTCAACATGTCACGTACATCTGGAATAGCACGCTCTTGCGCGACTGATGCAGCATATTTTAAGAAGGCTTCTTCTGTCGTTTTTTGAAAGTCTACATTCTTAATCATCTTCTCATCTCCTTTCTTATATTATATCATAATTTTATTAACCTGTCAAGTAACTACTTTTAGTGCCGTCTTCAAATTCAATAATGCATTCACTTTGATAGCCAGAAAGTAATACATTGCTCGCGCGAACTTCTATCCGCCCATACAATTCATCACAAATCCATTCACAATAATTATTTTTTATATCTTCTACTGTTGCGTCAGGATCTTCTCTTTGATGCTCTTCAAGATTAAGATCGTCTTCCATTTTATATGTTATTGTAATTTTTGCTTTCATTTTTAAACTCCTTGTTATTATAACAGTCTATTGTATAAAGTAGTTCATTTTTAAAATCTTTTAATAGACATTCATCACAACTATGAAAACAGCCATCATTACAGTAATAATCAATTAAATTTTCAATATCTGTTATTGTTAAATTATTCTTATTAATCATTTGTTACCTCAATTATTTATAATATTAAAATCAACATTTTCAAACAATTATATGTTTCCAATTCTAATAACACCATACTTGCTTGAAACTTCTTTCTGTAATTCCAGTATTTTTATAATCTTCATAAACTTGCTTCATAGTTTCGCCATTCTTTTTTCTTAAACGAATATTTTTGACCATATCTTCATTTAATTTTGCTCTTCCATTAGAAGAGCCCTTGTGGGAATTACGTTGAAATAAATAATATTGTCTATTTTCTTCTGTATAAACATCCATATGAACTTCACGCCAATTCTCGCCCAACCAAATCTTATGAAACCCGCCTTCACTTATTCTATCAGAAAATTCATTATAAACGTCTTCTTTTTTTAAATGTTGATTATAACATTCTCTAATATAATAAATATCATCAATAGTTAATTTGTGATTAGGATGTTTTTCACCAGACATGCCATATTGTGGAAAATCATACCCACAAGTTTCATTATATCCATAAGTATCTATACAGCTATGAAATTGACGAATATACTAATTTTCTTTCGCATCTAATTCTTCTACTTGACATTCTTCAAGGATTTCAAATGAAAAAGCATCTAGGCCATATTTTCTAAAAGCTCGATATAAATATTTATCATATTCTTTATTTAGTATAAATGCTCTATTTTTATGAACTGTCCACCTATGCATTATATCTTTTGACTATCCAATATAGACTTTACCATTGATATTATTTGTTATTTTGTAAATGCCAGTAATCATATACAAGCACCTCCTGATTTCCTTCTATCAGAAAGTAATCTCACCTAGTCCTTTTACTGGCATTTTCCGCTTTGAAGAATAGAAAAATCTACATTTTCAAATAGAAAATTTCTGCGATCTTCTACTTCTTCTCCCATAAGCATCTTAAGAGAGTCCGCCGCGGCCTGAGCATCATAAATTGTAAGTATTTCTAAATGTCTTTTTTCTGGATGCATCATAGAATTTTCCATATCTTCTACTGTCATTTCACCCAACCCTTTGTTGTAGCCTTGCTGCCAATTAGGGTACTGTGCATGAATTTTTGCCGCCTCTTCTTCATCATAAGCAAACATTCGTTTATCTCCATTTATAAATCTATAAAGCGGAGCGCGTAGCCAACAAAGTCTGCCTTCTTCAATAAATTTAGGCATTAAAACATAAAACATAGTAGCAATCAAACACATAATAGCATAACCATCAACATCGGCATCTGTCGCAATTGCTACTTTACCATAATTTAGTTTCTTGCTGTTATATCTATCTTGAATACCACAACCAAGTGCCATAATAATATCACTTACTTCTTGATTTTCAAGACATTCATCTAATGGGTGCTTCATCAAATTCTTAACTTTACCACGAACAGCATAAAGAGCTTCTGTCTTTACGTCACGAACTGGCATTAACCCACCAAGAGCACTATTACCTTCGCTAATAATTAGCATAGAATCAGGTCCATGTTTTTCACAATCTTTAAATTTATCAGAAGAAGTAATTTTCTTTTTCTTATATTCTACTTCTTTATGCTCTTGATTTAAAACAGCATTATATTCTCTTTCTGCTGCCTTAGCTGCTTTTTCTATCTTACGAAGCATATCAGCAATTGTATTAAACTCTGCCGGATAACGCATATTCATTTCTTTCAATGCTGCAGTAAAAGCAGTTGAAGCGAGTTGCCGCAATGAAGCGTTATTAATTTTAGATTTTGTTTGATTGGCAAAAGAAGGATTTTCTACCTTACAATTTATTACATAAAATAAATTTTTACGGATATATTCGCCCTCAAAGTTCTCATCTGCTAAATTATTAAAAGTTTTTGTAATAGCAGTTTTCGCACCTGTAACAGGGGTCCCTAATTCAGGACAACGTAAACCATTTACAAATACATATGAAGTTTCATTCTTTGCTCCCCACTGGAAAGCAATTTCTACACTATCTGTACCATCTGTGGCAGAACCTGTCATAATATGTTTTTGTAATGGATTAGTTATCATATCAGAAACGAAATCAACAATACCATTTTTAGCACAATAGACTTTTTCTTCTGCACCATTAGAAACAATAAATTCAATTCCTGGATAAAGATAAGAAATATCTTTTATATCACTACAAATACGTTTATAAGAGTAGCCAATTGCGCCATTACAAAAAACTTCTGGGTCGGGAATAAACCAAACCCAAGTACCATTTTTTTCTTTAGTAGTAATTTCTTTATATCCTACTAACTCACCTTTTGTAAAATCAGCAATAGCTTTCTTGCCATCACGAATACTATGAACCTCAAAACTTAAAGAAGAAAGGCAAACACAACTACCACCAATGCCGTTTAATCCCGATGCGTTTTTATACACTTCATGATTAAATTTACCGCCGGTATGAGACTGAGTATATATAGAAACTAATACATTTTCACCATCTTCTCGTATACCAAAAGGGACGCCGCGGCCATAGTCACGAACACTTACACTATTCTCTTCTTCGTTTACAGTAATTTCAATTTTTTTACCATAACCGGCCAATGCTTCGTCTGTACTATTATTAATAATTTCTTTTAGGGCTTGATATGTACCTTCAATATCATCGCTACCTAAATACATTTGAATACGACGACGCACACCTTCTTTAAAACTAAGGCTTTCAATTGAATTTATATCATATGTATTACTCATATATATATAAAACTCCTTTCCTCTTTTCTTTTATTATAACATAAATTAAAGAAAAAGTCAACTATTTGATTAGTTGACTTGTAATTCTTCAAAAATTAAATCTTTTGGCAAAAATTTTCTACATAAATAAAAACTTCCAAAACTAACTCCTTTTTGAATTTGTTTCTTTGCAATATCAGTATAATAATTAATTCTTTTATCAAAAATTAATGCTTGGCAATCTTGCATATAAGGAAAACGTTTTTGTCCCTATAATGATGGAATTGGTAATAATAAAGCATATGGTTTATTTAATTCATATAATCTTTTAATTATGTCATCTTTAAGAGAAAAAGGTGGATTTGATATAATTAAATCATAATGTTGTGAAGGTTCATATTCAAAAAAATTATGATTTTCTGTATCATCTATATGTGTTGCTATTACATTATATCCTTCTTTTTTAAAGATTTTAACATATTCACTATCTTGTGTATCAAATGGACACCAGATTGTACAATTATCATCAAAATAAATTGTTATATATTTTAATAGCGGCTAAACAGCATAAGCAGGCGTGTAGACTTCATCAGATGCTTTATCTGTTTTTGCTGTTAAATATCCTTTATTTAGTGGCATTTATTCTCCTCCTAAAATTTCATAATCACATCCAGGAACTTCTTTAATATATTCTAATGAATCTTTATATTTATCATCTTTAAACCATTTATCAAGAGTATAAATATATTTTACATTTTCTGATGGAATACCAATTATTTTACACACTTTTCGAATTTGTCTAATTTTATATGCACAAGTTTGAAGTTTTTCATCAGCAGAGCCACCGCCATTTTGAGATTTTTTTTCATAAGCAGTAAAAGTTTTATTTTTTAAATCAAGATAACATTCATCTGGTATAATTCTTTTACTAATAAATTGCGTATATTGACTATATGGAATCCCAAGTTTCTTACAAGCTAGATGATAAATTTCATGTCCAGATACTAGTGTTCCCTTTGGATGTAGATGTGTATGAAACGTTATTGGGTTATTTTGAAATTTTAAACCAGTAGTAGTATTTCTAGAAGCATATGTCATTTTAATTTTATCCTTTCTTTCTTCATAATTAATTATAATATAAATTTTATTATAAGTTAATTATTTAAGTTGACTTATAAATTTAAATAAAAATATTCTATATTATCTGATTTATTATCATTTAATTTATGTATGCCATAATATTTATTTAAATTAATTCGATAATAACAGTTACATTTATAACCCACAATATTTCTAATATAGTGAAAAGAATGATACGACGCATTAGAATTATATTGACAATATTCTAAAATTATTTTTCTTAATAATAAATCTTTGTCTTTATCTATTTTTTTATTTTTACTTAAATCAACTACTAAATATATTATATTTTCAGATTTACATTCTTTTTCTATAAAAGGCATTACTTTTAATAAATAAAATTCTTGTTCATTATACGAGCGCGCAAACCAGTATTTAATTTCTGTATAATTAATATTATATAATTTAATTAATTTTTGTATTGTTTCTTGGAAGCTAGGAGTTTCTATCATTTTTATAAGTCTAGTACAATCTTCTTGAGAAAAATCAAAATTAATATAATAAATAATATCAGAATTAATTATAATTTCATATTTAGAATTATTTCCAGATGTTTTATTTAACCCATTATGATAACTATCATAATAATTAATCCAGTATTTTTCGCGCGCATTAAGTAAATTTGGTGTACATGTTTCTAAAATATTAAATGAAAAATTTTCTGGACTATTATGAAAATTTTGATGCCAATCATCTAATTGACATTCTTGATGTTCTTTTAATCTACGAAATATATCAATTGATTGCCCTATATAGCATTTTCCACTAGATTTTTCTTCTATTTTATAAATTCCACAAATTGACATTATTTTCCCTCTTTAATAATTATATCGCAAATCTTTTCTCCATTTTCAATTCTTAAATCAAATTTAATCATGCTTCTAAAATATTCTTCTTGTTCTTGTGTCAAATTACATTTTGTAATTGTTTCATCAATTATTTGACGTATTTTTTTGAACTATTCTCCATATCTTTTTCTTATATATTGAATTGCTTGTTCAATTATTATATTATCAGAATGAAGAAGAATATATTCGTTCTACATATATGATTGAAATTCTTTTTCTGCAATTGTTTTTAACATTTCTGGTGTTAAAATAGAACTAATTTGTTCGTGTATTAAATCTATTAATGACATTTTCTCACCTCTACATTTATTCTTCTTTATATAATTCACCATATTTAGTAGCATAAGTAAATTCGCGGCCGCAATTACAACATTGGCAATAATAAGTTGTAATATTACCATCTGGATTTATATTTATGCCATCTTTGTAAACAGGTGGAAAGTACATAGCGGTTGTAGTGCAATATTTTGGCATGTAATATGATTCACCGCATTGAGGACATTTAATATTTGTATTCATATTTATCTCCTATCTTTATATTATTAATATTAGTAAAATTTTTATAAAAATTTTTAATATACTTACATACTTCTTCATCAAGTGCTTCTATAATTAATTGATTAAGAATTAATTTTGAGGGTAATGTTCTATCTTTTAGATTAGTTTTTCCACGCAATACTGGTAAACCAGCAATACGTCTTTTATTATTAGACCAGTGTAATGGATTTTGCTTCCATTGAATTAAATATTCTATAATTTTATTTACTTTATCCATTACTTTTCCCTTTCTTATTCTTCTTTCCTTTTATTTTCGTTTTCTTTTTTGTTACTTTAATAGTATAGGGGCCCATAATCTCATATAAATTTCTTAATGATTTTTTAAACTATTCTGTATCATATTCTACTTTTTCTTTATTAATCCCAAAAGGAATTTTATCATTATTATCTTTATAATAATAATCAGAAGGGTCAAACATTTTTATTCCTCCGTAGCAGAAAAGCCAATTACTTTATTTTCAAAGATATAATTAATAAATTTATCTAAATTATGAATAACAATTTTATTAGGAATTTCTAACATATGTGTTAAATCATCCCAAGCAATAATATCAACATCAGGATAACCATATCCTTCTGCTTTTACTTTAAAAGCAAAAGGATTTTCAGTAACAATTGTTGCATTATTTTCCGCGGCGAAGGTAATCAATTCTCGCGCCTTTCCGCTATCACGTCCACGAATAATTTGTTTCATATTATTCCTCCATATACTCTTTTAGAGTAATTACTTTAAATTGACAAGATTTAAAAACTTGTAGTGCGGCCGCGTGGTCTTCTTCACTCAGGCCAGCAGAAGCATCGCTAATGATTGTCATAGGAATTTCAGGAACAATTGCTTTAATATATTGAGCATTCGCCATTACACAAATACTGCTTACAAAGCCGCATAATACAATTTCATTATAATCTTCTAAATTAAGATTATTCCAATAATTATAGCCAAAAGTATTTTTTTCAATGACTGCGCATGGTCTTTCTACTACAAGACCTGGATAAATACGCCAACCTTCTGTATCAGCAACACAATGAATAATAGGAAGGTTTTTTCCTTCTTGAGTTTTTAGATAATTATTATCATGTGTATCCATTGTATAAATAATATCTTCATTATTATTATTCATATAGTGAATAAGTTCTTTTAGAGTAGGAATTGCGGCTAAAGCTAATGGATTTGCTAAAGAACCAGTAATAAAATCATTTTGTGCGTCTACTACAATTAAACATTTCTTATTCATTATTTTTCTCCTTTTCTTTTATTATATCTTAATTTTAATTATTTGTCAAATATTTTTTTTATAATTTCAGGATATACTTCATATGCACTAACATAATATTTATTGATTTGATAATCTGCATAAGAAACAGTTCTTTTTTGATAATAAATTTTTACTTCACTTTTATCATTAATAGTAAGCCATATATATTTTATATTATCATAACGAGGATCAAGTCTATATTCCTGTTTTGGAGCAATAATATATAAATCTTTGTTTGCTTGTTCACTTGAAAATTCTACATAAGCTCCATAATCTCCTATAACAATACGATCGAAGCTAGAACAAATTAATGAACCTGTTGATGTATATAACGGCTATTGATTTTGTAAAAAATTAGGAATTAAAGTTTCATAAAGTGTTCGTGAGATTGTAGACTTTTCTATTGATAATTTTTTATACTTGTATTTTTCTGTTAATATATCTTCTAATTTTTTCATATTAAATCTCCTCGCGGCTATGCCGCCATACTTTTTATTTTTTATTTTTAT